GTGCTCATCGGGACTGCTCCAAGTACCCCAACACCCGTTCCTTCACAACGTCGGGGAGATCATCGTCGGCCCGCACGATGTCCTCGATGGATCTATCGGACTGGCCGAGAAGGACGTCCTTCAAGTTACCCACGAACGTCTCCATCGTGAGATCCCGTGCCTCCTGTCGGGCACGGCCCTCGATGTCGAACACTTCCATGGCCGGGACGACCTTGAGCTTGCGCTCCTCGATCACGACCCCGGACTTCTCAAACCGCATGACGACGCACTTCGGGGTGCGCTTCACGTCATCCTCGTTCAAGGCCCCACGAGACAGACTGCCGGGATTGATGAACCGAGTCTCCCCGATCTGCTGGACGCCTTGATCCTTGTGCCAGTGGCCGAAACACCACACGTCCGGGGCAAGGTTGGCTAGTTCCCCGTACTGGAGGATGTCCTCCGTCCCGAACATCTCGCCGCCCCGCGGGCTGGCAAGGCAGTGGGCCACGGCTACGAGGTAGTCCTCGTCGCCTTTGACCAATGACGTAAGGCGGTTCCAGTCGTACTCAACGCCGTGGTAGGGGATGCCCACCACACGCACCACAGGACGCCCGTCGCCACCGAAGACGGCCTCGTGGGTGTCATACAACCTGTGGACAGCCTCAGAGGCGTACAGGACGCCCAGCGGGCTCTCCGGCAGGAACTCCATGTTGCCGTACTTCACGTCGTGGTTACCCACGCAACAGAAGGTCGGCGGCCCTTGTGCCAGCACGGCGGCCACACGTTCAACGAGGCGGTGACTGTTCCGGGTCGGGCTCTTGATGTGAAAGAGATCNCCCCCGTCCAGAATCGCCTCCGCCCCCTCCGCACGGGCGATGTCATTCACCTGTGCGATCTTGTCGAGGATGGTTGCCGTCCAGTCGTCAACACGGGCCTGCGGGGCTGTGTCGGCGATGTGGGCGTCTGTCCTGAAAACGAGGGTGGTGTCCTTCACAGCGTAGCCCTCCGCATCCTATCGGCGATGCGCCAGACCTTCACCTCGTAGTCGCCCCCGTTGTACTTGCGAAGGCACATCCACCCCTTACACCAGCCGGGGAACTTGGCCAGATGCTCTGCCGTCCACCCGATGGCGAAGTAGGGGTCGAGGAGTTCCTTGCACTCAGGGCGGCCCCGGAAGGTCGTCATCACCTGTGTCATCCCGCAACTGCGGGGCTTGCCGTTCTTGTAGTCGCCGAACGTCCGCACCCGGAACTTAGACTCCTTCCACACGATGGCGGTGAGTACCAGCGGGTCAATGTCGTTGGACTCAGCGTGGTCCAAGATGATCCGGGCGATGTCCCTCGCCGTGTAGGACTGCTCCCAACCCTCGATCAGCTTGCCCAGGTCGTGCGGATAGGCCGTAGAGGCGATGGCCTCCATGGCCTTCACGATCTGGTCGATCTGTGCGTCCCGGTCAACGGAGAACAGGTCGCTCAACGTCGGACAGGACGGGCACTCCAAACAGGTCATCGCAACGTCCCCACAGTCGGGGAACGGTTGAATGTTCTCGTGCCTCTCCTCCAGTGCGAAGAGACCTGGAATGGTAGCCCCGGCCAGGAAGCCGATGCCCAGTAGTACCACCGCAACGATGCCGTACCTCATACTGCACCTCCGTGCTCATGTGCCAGCGTCGAGCCGCAGACCGGACATTCACCCAACCCACCCAGGGTTTCCGTAAACTCCTGGGTCACAGCGTCCAAGGCGGACTCAGCGTCCGCCAACTCCTGCTCCGTGTCCGTCACCTTCTTGGTCGCCTTGAGGTAGCGGGACTGCATGCCCCGCATCACGTCCAAGGCGGCCAACCGGCGTTCTGTCTGCGTGAAGTCGATGTCTACACCGACTTCCTCCACGCCACTCAACCTAGTAACTTCCGAGTCAAGGCGGGAATGCTTGGCGGCCAGCCCTTCCAGACCAGCCTTCTCCCCCAGCAGTACCCGGACGGCCTCAAAAGGCTCGTCACCCGGCAGATTCACGTCTTCGATCCCTGATAGGCGGCCTACCGCCTCCTTGGCTCCTGTGTGCCTGTCGTGCAGATCCGTCAAACCCGAAACGGCCCGCTCGATGGTCAGGGCCTTCCCTTGGGCCTGTTCAATCTGTACGAGCGTGGCCTCCACGTCCTCCAGACCCTTAAACCCGTCCAGCTTGGCCTCTAAGCCGCCGATGTCCGCTTTCCGCACCTTCAACTCGGACGAGGCGGCCCGCTTGTCGGACTCCGCCAACCGGAGAGCGCCGTTCAACTGGCCTACCCGCTCCACGTCCGCCACGGCTTCGGCGAGGACGCTACCGGGCTGGTCCAGCAGGAATACCTGACCCGTGAACTGCGGGGCAACCTGGGGCCACACCTCACGGCCACCAGCGGTGATCGGGACGATCCCCAGATCCCGCACCTCATCCGGGACGGACTGCCCCGGATGGATAGCGTCACCCCCATCGATATGGTAGGTGGGCTTGGCCCCTTTGGCCGTACCCTTCGACCATTCCAGCGTGTGCCCGTCGTCCATCTCCAGCTTGACCGTCGTGGTCTTGGACCCGTGCCGGATAAAGGACGTGCCCCGTGTGTTCTGGAGTGCCCCACGGATGGCCCGGATCAAGGCGGACTTGCCGGAGTTGTTCTGACCCGTCACGACGGTGAAGCCCTTGATGAGGAGCTTCACCGCCGCGATGGATTGGAAATTCTGTACGTTTACGGTGAGCATAGAGCCTCCCTCCGGTCACTCTACCCGAAGGAGACCGCTAGTTAGCCTCGTCGTCCGCCGCTTCCCGCACGCCGGTCAGGATGCTATCGACGTCCAGGTCCTCGTCCTCTGCGGCCACAATCGTGCCGGGACCAGCCACCGTGAGGGCGTCCATCACCTGCCGGGACAACTCGTCGACGGCCCCGTCAGCGGCCCGGAGAGCTTCCTTGAAGCGTTCCATGCCCTGGATCTTGAGGGTCTCACCGGAGCCCCGCTCCCAGGACAGCCAACTGGAACCCTTGATGATCCCGTGGGCCTTGGCGATCTCAATGACCGACTTCATGTCGTCGATGCCCTCGCCGAACCGGACGAAGAAGTCGGCCTCGTGGCCCTGTGACGCCGAGATCTTGCACTTGTCGATCTTGGCCCGGATGGTGGAGGCGATGACGGCATCGATCTTCTTGTGGGTGAGGGGATCGTAGATCTTCCCCTTCTCGTACTTGATGCGGCGGAGGCCGAACCGAAGGCTGCTGTAGAACTTCCACGCCTCTCCACCCTGCTGCGTGTTGGTCGGGCCGCCGTACCCCGTCGTGTTGATGGCCTTGCGAAGCTGGGAGATCCCGATGACGCAGGAGCCGGAACGGGAGATGGTGGACTGCAACTCCCGGAGGAAGTGCGACCAGATCTGTGCGATGAGGCCAACACGGCCCACGTTGCCCTTCTCGTCGAGGGTCTGGTTCAGGATGGCCTGGGGGACACCCGCACCGACCGAGTCGATGACGATCAGGTCGACCCCGGCCCGTGCCATCGCCGTGATGACGGTGAGGCCACGCTCCAAGGAGACCGGCTGCACCAGGTTGAACACGTCCTCGTTCTGGACGGGGATGCCGAGGGCACTGGCGTAGGACAGGTCGACGGCGTGCTCCCAGTCTACGAAGCCCACGTAGCCACCGTTCTCGATGGTCTTGTTGGCGACTTCCAGGGCCATCGTCGTCTTACCCGCCGCTTCCTGACCGTACAGGTTGACGATCTTCCCCCTGGGGAACCCAGGACAGGGCATGACGCCCCAGCGGTTCGCACGGCCTCCGATGAGCCAGTCGATCACGATGGAGCCGGAGGGGAGGTGCGGGAGGGACTCCTTGAGCTTGCTTTCGTCCACCTCCACGTAGGAGTCGTCATCCTTGAGGATGCCGCTGACAGCCCCACGGGCTGCACTCAAAGGGCTGCGCTTCCGCTTGGTGCCCACTTCAGTCTTCTTTCTAGTCGCCATCTTGTAGTCCCTCCTGTGACCATCGGAAGAAACGCTCGTCCTCCCGGTGGAGTATCCCTTTGAAAACGGTGTCCCCGGCCTTCTTGCCCCGTGTGAACGTGTGGATCTGCGTGAACTGCTTCCTCTCCACGGGGTTCAAGTCGTCCACCCCTATTACTCCGTCATGCAGCTTCCAGAACCTAGCAGCGGTCCAAGCAGCCCAATAACCGTCCGCCTCGTTGTGGTTCCACCGCCCCTTGCCCCCGCAGTCCGTCTTGGCGGCCTCCACCATGTCGGGCTTCATCATCTTCCAGCCCTTCGGGCGTTGCAGGGACTCTCGGGCGTGCGCCTTGATCTGCATCGGGGAGAAGAAGACCACGTCCACCTGTGCCAGCCGGAGGGCCTCACAGGTATACAGGAACAGACCGTACATCCCCTCGCTGTAGAGATCGTTGAACACCGGGTACTCAAGCCCTACACGAGTGACACCGTAGTCCACGCCGATCTGCTCAATGTGAGCACGCAGAGCGTCCCGCATGGCGATGTAGCGGTCAATGAAGAGTGTTTTTGCGGACGTTTGGAAGCGCCCACGGGCCAAACAACGGTGGGCACCCACGGCATCGCTGTCGTGGAGTGCCCACCCGTAGTTTGTCAGGGAAGGGTCGATACCGAGAACACGCATGCCACCCCCGGTGACGGGAGGTGTCTAGTCGAGCATGTCATCGACCATGGAGTCGATGTCCTCGGACGCTACCGCTGCGGCCTGTGCGACCGGGGCGCTTCCGCCACCGCCGCCGCCACCACCGGCCAGCTTCTCACGAACCTGCTCGATGGTCATCTCACGCCCGACCTCGCCCCGGATGCCCTCAACGATGCGGGCCACGTCGGCGAAGATGCTGTCGACCAGCCCCTTGGCCTTGTCGTTGCCCATCATCTTGGCGAGCAGGCTGTCCTTGCACGGGCTGAAGTCGATCTTCTGGAACTGGGTATCCGTGCAGGAGAGCGTCACGTCGTGCTGGCCGAACGGGAACTCCTTGTGGATGTGGTTCAGGCGCTTGTACTTGTCGCCGCTGAAGATCCACGGGATCACTTCCACGTCGCCAGCCGCCAGCCGGGTCTTGTCGATGGTGCCGTCCTTGAGGGTCGGCCACACGACCAGCACCGTGCCGATGCGGGTACGGGCGGGCTCTCCGGCGAGCTTGGTGAACTCGGGACCGCTGTTCACGATGTAGCCCGCGTTCGGGATGTAGTTCACCTGAGCACCCGTGAACTGGGGCGCTCCGTCCATGATGGCCAGACCGTTCTCGTCGGTCTTCTTCCACCACCCGAAGGACACCCTGTAGGTGTGACCCCCCTCGGCCTTGAAGCGCTTGGTCTTCTCGCCGATGCCGGAGTCATTCTCGCCGAAACTGAAGTCCTGGTAACCGCTCATGATACGCACCTCCTAAAGTAGTCTGGACAGGACGGGTCATCTACCGGACAGGTCCTTGTCGACTGGTTCTACTCCACGGGGGAAGGGTTGAAACCCCCCCTCAATCAATGTCCTCAAAAGAATCGAGGATGGAGTCCACGTCCAACAGATCGTCGGCGGTCTTGCCCGTGAGAGGATCCTTGAAGGAGGGGTCCGAAACGGCATCTTCGGGCATGGCGTCAAGGAAGGATTCGGCCAGGTCTGCGGGCGTGTTATCGGGCAACGCTTCCGCCGCCGAAGGGGCCTCCTCTGGCTCCACAAGCCCCCCAGATTCGTCCTCCGGCTCCACAGGGGCATCCTTGGGGGCTTCCTCTACTGTCGGCTCCACGGGCGGCGTGGGGGCCTCTGGCACAGGCTGCACCACCACCGGGGCTACAGGCTCAGGCTCCTCTGTGAGCCCACCTACCGTGGCGATCACGTCCGCCAGATCCTCTACGGCATCCTCGTCCTCTACCGGGACAGGCACCTCAACCTCCGCCCCCTCGGCATCCTCGTCATCGGATCCCAACACACGGAGCGGGATCTCGCCTTCCATATCCCCCAACATGCCGTCGATGTCGGCCAACTCCGCCGTGGCGTCCACGGGCTTGAAGTCCGGGGCCGACACCTTCTTAGATCCCCACTGTGCCCCCAACCCGATCTCCTCGTTGCAGAGGCGGATCTGATCCTTGAGCATCGAAACGGTGGACTTCAGGTCGGCCCGCTTGGCTTTCACCACAGCCATCGTCTGCGCCAGACTGATCTCGGTCAGTTCCAGTTCGTCGAAAGCCAGGATCTCGTCCCGGAGCTTCATCGAGGCTTCGGCATCACGGTCGGCCACGCTGCGACCGGCCCGGACATGAGGGTCCTCCGCCAGAAGCTGCATTTTGGCCAGTTCGATGTCCAGTTCCGCCCGCCGCTTGGCACGGGTAACCCCGTGCAGCTTCTTGGACACCCGGAGGAAGATCCGCTCCACCCGGTGCATCACCCCACGGCACTCGGCCATCTTGTTATTCAGCCGCTTCGGCCCGTAGGCCAACGGATCTGCGTCCAGGTCGACGTGCAGTTCCTTGAGTTCCCCAAAGACTTCCTCGGCGTCCTCAACCGTGAACGTCAGGAAGTCGGACGCCGCCGTAGTCATCAGTTGCCTCCGTTACCGTTCGACAACGCCTCGCTCATCAGCGAAGCGTAGTTGTGCTTGATGGCCTTCTGTGCGCCCAGACGCTGCTCCGACGTGATCGTCGATCCCGCCATGGCGTTGTCCGTTGCGGCCAGGTCCGCCTGAAGCCCCAGTACGAGGGCCGCCATCCGGGACTCCTTGAGGGTCATCCCGCTGGCACGGTTGGCCTCTGCCACGTCACCGTCCTGTGCGGACACGAGATCCGCCCCGCCCCCGGCATCGTCCTGGATCGTGTCCCAGGCCGCCGAAAAGCCCACGTAGGCATCTCCGTACCGTCCCTTGATGGAACGGGTACAGACCACCTTCGTGACCCGGAGGCCCTTCTTGATGCGGGCCAGTTCAGCCCTGAGTTCCGCTCGTGCCTTGTCTTTCGTTTCGTCAGCCATGTTGTCCTCCCTTTCGAGGGTCGTGTTCTGTTCACACCCCATCTACTCGGGGGGAACCCGGAACGTACCCACTAGGAAGCGAGAGCTTGGAGTCGCTGCTTGAAAAGCGTGTTGCGGAGGTCTTCCTTGTCGTTGAACACGGCGGAGGCCAGTGCTGTGTGCGTGCCCACTAGCACGACCCGCTTCTTGGCCCTCGTGACCGCCGTATACAAGAGGTTCCGCTGTAGCTGGTGCCTGAACCCGTCGATGAGCGGCATCACGATGACGTCGTACTCCAGGCCCTGTGCCTTGTGTACGGTACAGGCATAGGCCAGACGGATGAGGCGGGGGAGATCCTTGAACGCCACCTTCACGAACACCGGAGGCTGGCCGAAGATCTTGAGTTCCACCTCTTTGTCCTTGCGGTTAATGCGGGACACCTTACCCACGTCACCGTTGAACACGCCCTTCTCGTAGTCGTTCTTGACGACCATGATCCGGTCACCCTCCCGGATCACGTCACCGCCCAGACGAACCTCCTGCAACCCGATCCCCTGTGGGTTGAGGATCATCCGAATCCTGTCGTTCAGATTCGTGACCCCCACGGTCCCCCCGTGACGGGGTGACAGAACCTGGAAGTTACGGCGCTGGTCGTACAGCTTGGAGGCCATCTTCAGGATCGCCTCCAGCACCATCTCCTCTGACTTGAGGATCAACAGCGAGAACTCCGACCCCTGAGTGTAGGAGGGCACCTCGCCCTTGTAGATGTCGTGGGCGGCGAACACGATGTCGCTGGTCTCCTCCTGACGGAAGATCTCGACCAGGTGAACAACGGGGTACACGTCACTGGACACCAGATCCCGCAACACGTTGCCCGGTCCCACAGAGGGAAGCTGTGCGGGGTCGCCCACGAACACCAGACGGCACTGCGGGGACGTACAGGTGAGCAGCCGGTACATAAGGTGCTGGTCCACCATCGAGGACTCGTCCACGAACACAACCTCCGCCGGGTGCGGGCGCTCTACGCTGAACCCCCACTGCGAACCCTGNCCCATGTCCCCCTTCTCACCGTCCGCCTCNCCNACGATGCCCGTGTACGTGGACTCCCGCTTGTCGTCAGACTTCCCTCGGGCGGAGAACGCCCGGTGGATCGTGTGGGCGGGTGCCCCGGACAGGGCGGAAAGGTTCTTGGCTGCGATCCCAGTAGGAGCGCACAGGAGGAAGGGCACGTCGGAATCCTGAAGGATGCGAACGGCGGCCCGCAGGCTGGTCGTCTTACCTGTTCCGGGCAGCCCGGTCAGGACGGACACGGGCTCTGTAAGGGCGTTGAAGATGCCCTTCTTCTGTGTGTCTGAGAGGACCATCTTGGAGGACAGGCCCCACTCCTCGATGGCGGTCTTGATGACCGTCGCCAGCCTGGGGCGCTTCATCTCAGCCTTGGCCTTCGTGTCCGGCCCCACACCCCGGAGCCGCTTGAAGTAGGTCTTCAACTCCAGCCCGCCCTTCCCGTAGGCNGCGGTCTTCCGTCGGCTGTGCAACAGCTTGGCGGACTCAGACTCCATCTCCCAGGACCAAGGCTCGTAGACCGCGACGGCCCCCGGCAGGGTTTCCCTGTCCACCACGAGATCCTTGTTGAGATGGCACTCCTTGAGGGCCGACGCTACCTGCCTGGTCGTGACACCGGGGATCAGGGCTTGGACAGTCCCCATGACTTGCCCCGTTCGCATGTAGAGGTGACCCATGCCCCGCTGTGTGCGGGCACAGTACAGGACGGCCCCGTACACCCGGTTCTCCCCGTCCATGGGAAGGCCCAGACGGATGGCGATCTCGTCGGCGGCGCTGAACTCAAAGCCCTCCAGACGCACCAGCGCCCACGGGTTCTTCGCCAGCACCTCCTCTGCCTCACCACCGAACTTGGCCCACACCTCCCGCACCTTGCTGTTGGGGACGCCGAGATCATTGAGGAAAGTGAGGGTCTTGAAGTANGCCTGCGTCGACNTCCACCGCTGGGAGATGTGCAGGGCNGTGAACTCGTCGATGCCCGGAACGACCTCCAACTGCTTGGGGTCGGACAAGGCGGCAACGAAATCCTCGCCCAAGTACTGCCGTGCAAGCAGGAGAAGGCGTGGGCCGACCCCGTTGGCGGAGAGCATCTTCTCAGCGGTGTCCGCGTCCCACCCGTTCTTCAGGATGGGGGCCTTCGTGATCGCCAGTTGCTTCCCGTGCGTCTTGTGGGTCTTCCAGTTGCCCTCAAACCCGAACCACGTCCCCACCTTGATGGGGATACCGGGGACGTGCCCCTTGACCGTGGCCTGCACGCCCTTGACGATCCCGATCTGCCCTTCCGGGGTTTCGGGAGCGTCCAGACTCATCTTCAGAATGTAGAAAGCCTGGGCCGGGTCATCGTAGATGACGGAGTGGACCCGGCCTGAAAAGTACAAAGGCAACGCTACTTCTCCTTGGTGGCGTCCTGGATCTGGCGGAGGATGTCCTGAAGGCTCTGCGCCTGTGTCCCCAGGGCCTCAACTTGGCCGAGTCCCTCCTTGGACAGCAACTCCTGCATCCGTTCGGCGTCGAACTTCGTGGCGCAGGCGATCCGGGCGTCATGCCCGGGCAGGTACATCAAAGGCAGCCGCAGTTCCGTTCCGTCGAACTGCTTGAGCCACCACGTCGCTTCCTGTGTCCAGTCGCCCTCCTTGTAGATGAGGGTCCCATCACCGTGGACGTTCAACAGGCGTTCAGGGTGCTCGTGGTGACCTGCGGGACATTCCATGCCCTCGGGCCAGTAACAGCACCCGCCGCCCCGTTTCGTAGGGTCTGGGGGCATTGGGGGGACCATGTGAACGGCTACGTGAACGAGGATGCCCTCAAACGGACGCAAGGCGTCGTCAACGTCATGGACGTTGCCCTGCTCCGTCATCCAGAGCGTGTCATCCTTCGCATAGAACTTGCCCTCTAACAGAATCGCATTGAACCCGTCCATGAGTCCCTCCTTGTCATGGAGAATACCCGAGAGCGCTGTGTTGTGGGGCTACTTGGGGGGGAGAATGGTGCAGGCTTCACCCGTGCAGAACTTGTCTTCCGAATCCTTGTCGTGGGTGTCGGCCCCGCCGAAGTCGATGGCCTTTGTGCGGGCTACCATCGAGGCGTACTGCTCCTCATCGATCTCCTGGTACGGAGCGAACTGGTAACCGTGATCCTCGTCCGCCAGGGGCAACATCGAGATACCCTTGAGCCGATCCTCAAAAGCCTCGAGTGCGGGCTTGAGATCCCGCACCTCGTCCTTCGTGAAGGTGATCGTGACGGAGACCTGGTTGTCGGCCCAGTGCTTCTGCAAGTCCTCGGCGTTCAGGTACTGCTCCCAGACCGTCACCTCCGCCTTGCCCTTCGTGAAGTGGTTCTCCCGGACGGGGAACGCCACCACGGACGTGTCGTCGGCGTAGGGGTCGGGGTGGACGTCGAATCCTGCGTCCCGTGCGGCCTGGACCAGCGGGGACGTGTTCTGCACCCGAATGTGCCGGATGTAGAACTCCGAGTGGGGGTAGTGGATACCGGGTGTCGCCCCACACAAGAGGCTGACGGTGTTGTGGGACAACACCCCATTCGCCACATATTCTTTCGTGTCAGGAACCTCGATATCAAAGGTCGGGCTATAGGAATCCGTGACATCTACCACAGGATCCAACCACAAACCCTCCCCAAAGACTCGCTCCCGTAATTCACGGGACACATACCGGAGCAAATCAGGTTCCCCCATCCGCGAAGTAATGAGCCACCTATCCCGAGAGCCCCAACCACCCGGACCCGCATTTTTCAGCTTGACATTGAAACCCACAGCTCGGCAAAGGACCAAAAGGTCTCTAGCGAAACCTTCAGACACCGTACAGATGCCCCAAGTAGAACGGTTATAGATCGCTCCATCAGCCCGCCACAAACCCGTGATGAACGCTTTGATGCTGTCTACCCCTGCGCTGCGTATGGCCAAAGGCATCTCCAAGGAGTGTGAAAAGTCCTTCAGCATATGGTTGGCTTCTAGGTAAGCCAAAAGGTGGGTCGAGTTGATGTATATACTGTGATCATCGTCCACAAGAGCATCCAACCCAAACAAACTCTTCACCGTCTGGGAAATGAAATGGACAAGGGAAGCCTCTTTCCGATTGAAAGATATCCGCAACCCCTTCTTATGGACAGAACCATCCCCATACAACATCCCGAGAAACCATGCTAACGCAGGACTCATCTCCTTCGGTTGCAGAATGCTCTTGGTATTGTGGTATGGGGCAGGGACCTGAAAAAGAGAAGGCTCTGTCTTGTTCTGGTAGTCCCCCAAAGAAACCAAAAGTTGGTCACCTACCACAATATCAGCAACCTTCTTCCAAACAACATCGCCATCAACCACCACCTGGTACTGATGAGGCAAAGAGCCCTCAAGAAGATTTCCATCCTCTGTCCGTAACTGCTTAGTAGGACCATCCCCATTCACAAAGAACTTAGTGATGTTTTTCCCAAGGGAAGTCCACCCAGAAATATCCTGCCACATCTCTCCTTGCACATCCCCCAACTCGGACAGCCTGAAAATACCCTTTTCTGTGTTTATGAGAGTGCCCTGTACTTGGCACCCAGAAGGCTTCACGGTCGTCGTCTTGACCGAGAGGCCACAGCCCAGCCACTCAGAGTAGATGCGGTCGAGGCGCTGCACGTAGTCATAGCCCTCATCGCACCAGTTCAGGAACGAGCGTCTCCCCAGCTTGGCCATCGCCTGTGTGATCCCAGACATGGAACAGCCGATGCGGCGGTTGCGCTGCATGACAGCGTTGGCCCTTGGGATGTGTGTAGGAACGAGGGTCACGGTCTTGGCGTAGAGGTACGCCATCTTGAGGGTGCGCTCGTAGTCGTCGTAGTCATCGTGGTGGGCCGGGTAGGTCTCCACGAGGTTGCAAAGCTCAAAGGACTCAAGGGATTGCTCACCGCAGGGGTTCGTACCCACGACCCGCCAGTCCTTGTTGTCCGCAGGGTGTCCCATGCGGCTGTATGCACGGGCATTCTCCAGCCAGCAGATACCAGGCTCCCCGTTCTTGGCGATGGAATCCACGATGTCCGTGTAGTCCATGCCCACGTACCCGAACACGGAGTTGTTGGACGCCCAACGGCGGTCGTTGAGGGCCTCCTCGTCCTGCTTGAGGGTCACGAAATCCTCGTCGTCGGGCTCTCCGAACATGATCTCTGCCGTCCGGCGGACGCCACCGGCCACGACGCACTTGCCGATGTAGTTGAACACATCGACGATCTGGGCTGACCCGATACGGTACGGCGTGGGAGCCTTCTTGCCCTTGAACGTCACGATCACGTTCCCGATCTTGCCCGTGGCCTCGTCGTAGTCCACGTCGAACTCAGCCCGGACGCCCTTGGGGAGCAGGATCTTCGTGATGCCCTCGACCAGTTTCTGGAGTGGGAGTGGCCCGGAGGCTACGCCCCCGAAAGTGCTGATGGCTGCCCCACGGCCCCGCACCGGCGAGTAGTCGATGACCCTCGGGTACTGGGCCTTGCCCACGAACGACTCCAGCAAGGTACGGACCAGGTCCACCCAGCCCTCCCGGCTGTCATCCACCACGTAGGGCGTGACGGACATGTCGGGGCGCTGGATACGGACAGCCCCTTTCCCTCTGGTGTCTCCACCGACACCCACGCCGAGCATCGANAGGTCCATCAGGAAGGTGAANGGGCCGGAGAAATCTTCAGCGAGCTTGTCCGTGGACACGAAGGCGCAGTTCTGGAGGGCGGCGGAGCCCCGGCTATACACGACGTCCGTGCCCATCATCCACAGGCCACGCCCCGGTGGCGTGAACTTGAAATCGAACATGCGGCGGAACATCTCCTGCGCCGAGTTCTGGCCCTTGGCCTCATTCCACGGGAGGGCCATCCGGCGGCAGTGGATCTTCTGGATCTGGAAGCAACCCTCGACGACCCGCTTACACGTCTGCCAGAACTCCTCCGTGCCACCCTCGGGTAGCTCACGGGCGTAGGTTCGCTTGAACGTGAAATAGCCTACCGGACCCCAGTTGGGCTGCTTGCCGTGGAACTCCTCAAGGAACGAACTGGACAAGGAAAAAGCACGGACCTTTCGGTCACCGGCAGCCTGACTGAAAATCATTGTGTGACTACTCCTACGAAGACGCCTCGGGCAAGGGGGTGGCACGAGCACCACCCTGTATTAGAGGGGTGGGTTTTCATCATGGACTCCATCAGAGTAGGGCTCATAGAAGGGAAAACGAACCCCCTCCGCATCACCCTACCCACAGAAGGCCAGAAGCCGAGCAGTCAGACTCATCCAGGGGTTCAAGGCACCGGTCAAAAGGTCTCTTTCGGTGAGGGCCAGCTTGCCGATCAGAGCCTGCACGTCGCCTTGAGTCCACATGGCGGATTGTGGGGCGAGCTTGTTCTTGTAGTACCACTCGTTGATGTTCAGCCGGAGGGCGGCCTCCTTGAACCCGATCCCCTCCGCCTTCATCCTGAGCGGACCCAGCCACCTGTAGACTGTGGAGGCCAGCAACCGGCAGATGTAGATCGTGGGGTCACCCTTGTTCGTCTTCTTGATGCGGTCCAGGACCTTGGCCACCTTCACGCCATCCTTGCGGGACAGGGCGTTCGTCAGGGGCGTAGTGAGGGCCACCCCTAGAGGTGCGAGGCCACCTTTGACGTGCGTGCCGTCTATGGTGGTGGACCCGTCCAGGGAGGCCAGTTCGGCCATCTTGAGCAACTCGTAGTGGATGAGCCCCTTGTCTGTCCCGACCCTCTGGACGATCCCACTGGCGAGGGGGAACGAGATCTTCTTATCGAAGGTGTCCTTGGCCTCCATGATCACGAACTCGACGGCCAGTTCCTCACGCTTCCACGGGGACTCGGCCTCGTCGTATATCTGTTTGGCCTTCACCTCTTTCTTCAGGAACTCGGCGAACGCTTTGCCCGCCTTGGTCCGTGTGTCCAGCTTCCCGTCCACGTACAGCAACAGGACGGACTCGCCCTCATCCCGCTTCATGAACTCACGGTACAGATCGAGCTTCCCCTTGTGGGGCTTCTCTACGACCACCAGCACCGGGGCTTCGAACATCACGTCCGCCGCAGCGGCGTCCCAAATGGACATAGGGTCGGTGGCGTCAGCGTAGGACACACGCCACCCGACCTTCTCCTGATCGAGGATGGTCTTACGGAGGGCACGGCGACGGTTGAACCCGTCAGTGCCTGCGATGGCAACCAGCTTCGGGGGTGCCTTCTTCTCTTTGGCCATCAGCCCACCCCCATCAAGGCGGAGATCAACTCCGTCGGCGTCGGGTTGTAGTGCGAGGCCACCTTGCGTAGCCGTTCCCACAGCGCCCGTCTCTTGGGGCAGTCCAGGTCTGTACTGACCGCATCAGCCGACGCCTTCAAGAAGGACAGCACATCCCGGGTCTTCTTGGCGAACTTCTGGACATCAGACGGGATTAGGTGGACGTCACCGGACAGGGCGTTGTCCACCGCGACCCACGCCGTGGCCACAAGGTCTTCATCCTCGTCGGACTCGCCCGCTCCCGGCACCCACTGTTCCATGCACCGGGAGCGCACGGTAGCGGACACTGAGCCATAGTCGTAGGCCCACAGGATCGGCTGCACGACGCCTTCAGCGAACTCCTCGATCCCTTTGAGCAGGACGTCGGTCGCCTTGGCTTGTGCCTCGTCCACGGGGCCTATGACGACGCAACCGACGGAGTCATAGAGGGGGGTGTCCAACAGTAGGGCCATCGCTTCACGGGCTTCGGCGACATTCAGGGAGAAGAGGGTCTGGTCCTTCTTGGGCTTGGCCCGCTTCTCCTCNGTGTCNCCGAAATCACCTGACAGGTGACCGACCTCGATGGCCTTGCTGTATGCGGCTTGTCGGGCACCAGGCCCGTGGAGCAATATGCAGGATGCCACGCTTACCTCCTGTAAGGGAATCTTACCCGAGGAAAGCGGGCGAGGAGCCTACTGACCGATCTGGAAGATGCCCTTGCAGGTCGTACAGCGATATCTGATGAGCTTTCCGGCCCGCTCCGCCAGGTTGAAGGCTCCCCCAGCACGACCCATGGGCTTCTGTGCCCGCTGCATGATGATCTCGGCCTGGTTGCCCTCACACTTCTCACTCGCACGGCACTTGATCCAGAGCGTCTTGGGGACAGGAACCTTTTTCTTCTCGTCAGCCATTGGGGCCTCCATCCACTTCGGGGTACGTCAACTTGGGGTGCCCCTCCGGCCACACAAGGGAGTCCCCCGTGTCCATGGGGTCTGTGTCAGGCAGGACGATAGGCTCCCCGGGTGCAACAGGATCAACCAGCGTGCTGGACGACTCCGGTTCTGCATCCGGTTGTACCATACCCTGTTCCTTGAGACGGACGATCAGGGCTGCTTCGATCTTGTCGGTCACCCCCTTGTAGTCACCCTCCTCAATCAGGGCTTGGTTCAACGACACACGCAGGGACGTCGTGTCCTCTGTCACGATCTGGTAGGTCGGGTCTTCCAGCACAGGAACGACCACGTTTTGCCAGACGTACCAGATGACCTTGTAGGGGAAGTAGCCCTTGTAGGCGGGAGCTAGAGGCCCTCCAGGGGCCAACTGAACAACCACCCAACGTGCAGGAGCAGCCCTTGTAGTCCCAGGGAAGTCCGCATGAGCACGGCTTAACAGGATATGCAGGCAGCCCACAGCCATCTTGCGGGTGTCGAAGCGTTCGTACTCTGATGTCCTGATCGTCACAGCACCCTCCTACAGAGGTCCCGTAGACACAGAATACCGAGGCCGGGGTCTAAACTTGAAACTATTGGGGTGGAACTTTGGCGGAGAGGCAAACTTGGGAGTTTTTAATACACGTCGCCCAAGCCCCACTAGGGGTAACCTGCGCTGGATTTTCCGGCTGCCGTTGCAGTCGCTACTACGTTGACGAGAACAAGCACTGGAATCTTAACCGCTATCCCTACTCATCATCCGGTCGTCCTACGGACGCCCTTTTCTCTCATCATGGTCCTGAGAGTCAGGGTCATTCTACCGCAGTCCGTGATGGGCTACCCGGGGTCAGGTGCGTTCCTCGTTACACCTGAAGGCTCCCATCCAGGCCCTCTCCCATACGGAAAGGGCAAACCTCAAATCACCTTCACCATCGAGGGGACCAAGGAGTCCCGCAGATGACGAGGTTCGACATGTTCAAAGAACAGACCGTCCTGTGGGGGCGCTCTCAAAGCTCAATGGCTTCCCCTCCGGTTACCCGGATACCTGCCAAGTCATTAGGACTATGACTCTCTGCCTCCAGTGGCTTTCCACGATCCCCAAGGGGACCAGTACTCAACGGCACCGGAGCGGCAACAGTACGTCTCATTTTCAGAGATCAGGTCGGTCGGTCGAACCAAGTACAAAGGGTAGTCGCCGTTAGGGCACGACGTCAAGGAAACAGAGGGGGCTGTAAGGGGGCAGGATGAGTGGGGTTCAGGAAACCGGGACGCTGTCGGGCCTTTCGGCGACATGACGGTGGACGACTTTCTCGATGATGCTGCCGTCCATCCACCGGGTGGTGACGTGCTCGACCATGTCCCTGTCGGCCTTCTTCTTTTTACGGTTCCGGTTGCGGGGGAGGATGATGGACAGCGGGTTGCCGTCCTTGAGCTTGGTCAGGTCGGGCTTGACGATCTCGTCGAACAATTCCTCGGCCTGTAGGCGCTTCTTGATCTCCTTGAGGAGGCTCTTGTCGGCCCACAGTTCCTTGAAGAACGCCGCCCAAGCGGCCTTCCAGTAGTTCACGGAGAAGCTGCCGGGTGAGATGTTCGCCCAATCGGCCATCTGGTTCCTCTGCACGAAGCGGCCCTTCTCGGCCTGCTCCAGCCAGTACAGCATGGCGGGGGACCAGTCCCGGTTGTTGGTAAACGCCTTCTTCATCAAGGCACGGAACTTCTTGCCCAACGGGTCACCCATCTTACGGTAGGTGATGGCTGACAGGAACTCATGCGGGGTGCTGTATTCGGGCTCCGGCTCATCACTCGGGGCAGCGAACTCGTAGTCCTTGCCGTCCTCGTCCGTGGGCATCTCCTGTTCGGGAGGGGCGTCACGCTTGAGGGTAATGAGCTTCTGCTTGATCCACGAGGCGATGACACCCTTGCCGACCATGACAGGGGACTCCTTGCCGGACAGGATCCCGCTCTTCAAGGTCTTGCCTGCTGACCGGGGGATCGGCGTGGCCGCCTTGTCCTCCTTCGTCAACGACTGGCCCATCAGGGTCAGATTGATGAGTTCGTCCGCCTCGACCGGCAGGCCCATCGACGAGATGGTACGGGCCACGTTGGCCTCGACCGCCTCATACATGCGGGTGTAGCCGGTGGAGAACCACTCGGGGTCTACTGTGGCCTTCTCAAACGCCGCCTGTGCCAGAGGAAGGCCGCGCTTGCCCTTCTTCCACCAGATGCCGTCCTTGACGTTGGCCGCACCCTCTAGCGTCTGGAGGCGAAGCATGATGTCGTACTCACGGCGCATGGCACCGGACGCACCGGACACCCAGCGGGAGGCCACCCTGTGTGTCAGCTTGTCCGTATCGGTGACCGCAGCGGCCTCACGGGATGCTAGATCCCGGGCAACACGGTTGAGGGCCACCAGGTCTCTTTTCAATGTGTTCAGCGTCATGCTGGCTTCCTTTCAGCACTGTCTACCACGACACCAGTATAGAACGAACACCGAGCGACGTGCAAGTTCTTGTTATCATTCCAGAATCTAGGATGGCGTTTTCCTTGACAGGCAACAGGAGCGTGGTACATTCAAGGCACAGGCCACCACCGCAACCTGCTCGTAAGAAAGCCCGTTCAAGTTGGTGGTCGAAACCCAGCCAAGGCTCATGCTCGAAAGAGCGATTGCCTAAGGAGGAACCCCGGATGACCAATGTGAATCCCTGTCTCCCGTCTCCCCAACAGTTCACGCCCCACCTGATCAAGCAGCTAGGCAAGGCCACCGACTTCAAAAGCGGGATTCTGGTCTCTAGTGCGGACATCCTCCCCGACGTGATCCGTGACGCCGGGTACGACCCGGACAACCTCAGTCAGTACGGCGACCCGAAGGACGGCTGGCAGCGCCCCGGTCGGGACAAGCCCAACGGCTTCGACCGGCGCATCTGGTACTCGTACCGTCGCCTCCACTGGCGTTCCCAGAATCCGATGGTCTTGACCGGCCACCGTGGCAAGTGGGGACTCACCGATGCAGGGGTAGCCCTCGCCGAGAAGCTGTGCCCCCGTCCCCTCCCCGCTCCGTCCCCCGCCCTATTCCACGAACCCATCCTCAAGGCGCTGGGTCAGGCCACCGACTACGAGCCTGACCCCTTGAGTTTCAAGGAGATTCTCCCGGACGTGTTCCAGGTTCTGGGGTACGACTTGGCGGCCCTCCCTCGTGGCTGGGACGTGAAGACTTCCAATGGCACCCTGCTGGCCCCGGAGCGTGCCCGTTGGGCCATGAAGAACCTCTGTGACCGGGCCATCCCCTACGTGGAAAAGGCCGGACACGGCAAGTGGCGGCTGACCACCGCAGGGATCGAGGAGGCCCGCCGCCTCACCGGAGCCAAGAAGGCCAACCTCACGGGCGAGTTCCTGGGTCAGCGGATCAAGGAGACCGGCGGCCACCAGGGCGACCTGATGAAGATGATGGCCGGTGCCGTGGCGAAGAAGCTCCCTATCTCAGCCCGCACGAACCGGGTCGAGGACCACGTCCAGAACTGTCTCCTGCGGTTGATCCAGCGTGACAGCCTGAGAGAGCGGATTCTGGCAGGCAAGAAGATCCCCGACTCCCTGCTGTCCACCTACGCTGTCCGGGCCGGTTACACGGACATCCGGGACGAGGGGAAAGACCCCGTCGCACGGGAACTGTACGGGGCACGGACTCAGTCGGAGCGTCAGCACGGCGTCGTTACGGCTCCCATGTCCGACCCCCGGATCGTGTGGCAGCGTGGCGATGACGGGCACGCAGGCGAAATGATGGACATCGCCTCTGAACCCTTGGACGCCCCCAACGCCGTAGACGACTGGATCCAGTTCGAAGGGATCATGGAGCGGATCGAGGACATCGTGCGGGAGAAGAAGCCGAAGGCGTGGATGCGCTACGTCGGCATCATCCGCATGCGGGTCTGTGGGTTCACCGTCAAGGAGATCGCTCACGAGGAGGGCGTCAGCCCCCACCGTGCGGCTTCTATCGTGGCGGAGGCCCGCCGCTGTGTGAAAGAGGCTGGTTCGGATTCCCTGTTGATGTGCTAGACGAGGGACCGCATGTCGTAGGCCCCGTGTTCGGGGAGGCGCTGGTCATCGACCAGTAGACGTTCGGCGAACATCGTGACGATGCCCCTCACGTCATCCATCTTGAAACCTTCCGCCAGCAAGATGTCGGCGAAGAGTTGCGTGTTGGCGTTGACCGCCTTGGACCACAAGGCGGCTCCCCGTAGCCCATCGATGTATTCCTGCCACTCGGCCATGGTTTCGGGTAAGCGGTCGCCCATTAGACTCCCCTCACCCGGCCCACGTAGGGCGAAGTCATGAGTTCCATGATGTCCTGGTTCAGCCTGGTCTTGGAGGACTCGTGACGGGCAAGGCCCTCCCACTCACCGCCCAGGTCCAGTCCCTGTGCCTCCCGCATGATGGCGTTGAACACGTCAGCGTCCATCTCCTGGAAGTACCTGCGGATCTCGTCCAGCGTGCCATCAAGTTCCGTCTGAGCCTCCGGGGTGTTCGGGTCGTAGACTGCGTCGATGGTGATCTCGTCGACCGGCTGGTCTTGCCCCTGACGCCACGCCCTCGCTGTCCGCTGCTTCATGGACTCAGAGTTCCAACCGTCCCGGTCGAGGTGAATGACCGTGTCGAAGGCCTGGAGGTTGTGCCCGTACTGATAGGTCGGGCCGTACAACGCCAACGTCCTGATCCGCCTGTCGGGCGTGATGATCTCCTTGAGGACGAACTGTTGCCAGTTGTCGGCCTTGTAATGGACGTTGTCGGGGCCCGCAGGGAGCAGGGGGTGCCTACGGTACGTCTTCTTATGGAAAGGCAGCGTGTGCGTTGTTACGCCCCCTGTCTCGGCGAGTACCTGGTCACGCTTCTCCGGCTTCATCTTGGCCAGGAGGTCCCTCGGCATCTCAAACGTGATCTTCTGGATAGGGGCGTCCCCGTCCATGAAGTGGATCTCGTCTTTGAGGGCTACAGCGTGCCAGCCGGTGATCTTCTTCGCCATGTGACGGGCCGCCGACCAGATGAGCCTGGTGTCGTCCGTGAACAGGAGGGCACGGCTGGCTCCGTCCGTGGCATCGACCTTGTCCCGGATGACCTCTTCGGCCACCAGGAGCTTCGGACTCTGGATGTGTTCGGCCTCCGCCTCCAACTCCTCCGGGGAGAACCTGGTAGCCCAGACCTTGAGTGCCCTCTTGAACTGGTGCGGGAGCGGGATCGGGTCCCCCAACTTGTCCGGGTAGGGGAGCGTCTCCGTCCGCATCATGTGGGCGATGTCCGTCAGGGCGATCTCGGGGTGGTTCGCCAGGTCGTTGAGCAGCTTGACGACGGGCTTGAACGCCTTGCCGAAGATGCGCTCTACGTCGGGATGGCGGCCTGAGATCCCCGCTTTCTCCCTGTCTTTGAACCTGGTGGCGAGCCCTTTCATCATGTAGGCGAACTGGTCGGTGACCGCCCTGTAGGCGTCTTCCACCTGGGGCGGCATCACGGCGACCATGTTCTCAGCCTGGAGGGGGGGTAGCTCGTCCCCTGTGTTCCGCTTATCGGCGTAGTAGATGTTCCGCTTTACCCATGTGTGCAGGTCCCTGCGGACGAGGGGGTCGGTCTTCACCCCAACGATGCGGCCACCGATGGTCTCACAGAACCGCTCCTTGAACCGCCGCATCTCCTTGCGGTTGTCCTTGGCCTCAATGGAGGGGCCGTTCAGGGGCGTGTTGTTCGTGATCGCTGTCAGGACGTAGGCGTCCATGGGGCGCTTGTCCATAGGGCTGGCGGTCAGGCAGATCTTGCGGGGGTGCCACAGGTCCAGGGCTGCCGACGCAGCGCCTGCCTCCCTGTTCCGCATCTTGTGGGCCTCGTCGAAGTAGATGGCCACGTAGAGGGCCGTGTTCCACCGACGACGCTTCCAGTACTTAGCGATGTGGGAGGGCGGCTTGCCTGTCTTGGACGACCCGGAGAACTCTGAGTACGAGATGATGTCTACCCGTGCCCGGAGTTCCTTGGAGTCCGAGATGAACGCCCGGATCTCTTTCGGGAGGTTGCCCTTGAGGGCAGGCGGGCACACGAAGAGGAACCGTCCGTTAGTCTGGATCTCTTTGCCGTCGGGCCGGGTGTAGGAGGCATCCTCGTCGGCCAGCCCGTCCCGGATGAGCTTCTGCATCCCTGCGATGGCGATGAGGGTCTTACCCACGCCCGTCTCCGGTGCCAGAACCCCGTTCCCGCCGTTGGCGTCCATCCAGGCCAGTGCCTGCTTCTGGATCACGTTCAGGTCGAAGGGCTTGATGAGGCCCGTCTCCCTGTCCGTCTTGCGGGTCACGAAGCCGCCAAGGTTGCCCGCAGTGTAATTGGTAAGGTTATCCTCCGCCGTGGCCGCCTCTGCGTTGGAGAGGTCCTTGTAGTAGGACTTGACCAGTTCCAGGGCGGACGCTGACAGCGACATCCCTTGGAGGGTCTCCATGACGACGCCGAAGTCCTTGGGGTCGAGGTAGAAGGCTGCCGCACGGCTGCCCTCCACCTTCTCGTGGGTGATGCTTGGGATGCACCCTCGCTTGCGGCCCACGTTGCAGGCCAGTTCCTTGAGGGCGTTCCTGAGCACCGTGTAGTCCTTGGACCCGGGCACCTTCAAGAAGAGCTTCTGTGACTTCTGGCGGAGCTTGCGGCCTTTGAACGTCCGCACCGTGGTCACGTCGGCCACAGTCACGTAGGGCTCCCTGTCAGCGGGATCGATGCGGACGGGGACCTTACCGCCGTGCCCCGTGGTGGCGCTGTACGTGTAGGCCGTGCCTTCAATGAGGCGGCCCTGTGAGTTCACCATGTCGTCGAGGTAGACGCCCTTGAACCGCCCGGACACGATGACCGGGTGGTACTGAGCCTCTGTGTCACCGTCCTCGTCCACGATGAAGGTGGGCTTCTGCTTGACCGGGAAGATGCGGGTTAGACGTCCCTGTTTGGCCTTGTCATCTGTAAGGGACACCCACTCCATCTCACCCAGAAGCTGGTCAGTGTCGTTGGGGTCCAACCGGAGGAGATCCCGAACAGGGACCTCCGTGCGGGTGGGGATGAGCGCCATCTTCTTGCGGGCCTCTGCGTTCTCCCGGCGCTTGGTGACATACTCATCCTGAGTCAGGACGTCGCCATCCCGGTCGAATATGAGCTTCTCGCCAGTCTCCTGGTTGATCCCGTACTGGACGGGGCGGCCCATGATGAAGCCCGTCTCAGGTTCCAGGCCCTGACGGGTGATGAGTACTTTGACGCCCTCATCGATCTCGGCCAGCGTGGCATTGTACTTTTTGGTTAGGGCGTAGGCTTCGGGATCGTTGTCCCGCAGCTTCTCTACGCTCTCCTGCTTCCCTGTCATCCTGCGGATGATCCCCCAACGCCTCGGGCCGTAGGGGCGGGCCTTGATGTAGACCTCTTTGTCCCGTGCCACGGCGACGAACAGCGGGACGAACAACTCCGTGATCTTGCGCCAGGTCGTGTTGTCCTCTGTCCGGCCCATTAGGAGCCGCCCGAGGAGCATGTTCATCTCCGGGCGGATCTCAGCGATCTGATTGGCGATGGCCGGAGAGACGTTGCGTCCGTCTACGGGGGAGGTGATCTGAAGGAGCCGGTTGGCGGCCCGCATGAACATCCTGCGGATGTCGTCCGGGACATCTTCGCCCATCTCGATCCTCTTGAGGAGGATGTAGAACTCGAAGAACGGCAAACCCCTGGGGGTAAACGCCTTGCGGAGCTTCAGCCACACGGACTGAGGGACCAGGGACTCCGCTTTCTTGAGTTCTTTCTCCAGGTCAACGGCTTCTTCAACCGCCCGCCGGAGGATCTGATCTGTCGCTGTCACGGCACCTCCTACTCGTCGTGGGACAGCCAACCGGCCACGGTCGAAGGTGCGGTTGCGGCGACCTTCGTGTTGGCCTCCGGGTAGCTGGCGTGGAGGAGCCGTGCGTAATGACACTTGGCCTCCTTGCTGTGCTGCTTGAGGAAGCCCGTGTAGAGGGCGTGCTTGGCCGCACGGCGGACGTGCATGTCGGAGGCTACGTGCCCTGCGGCCTCACGGAGTTGCGTGCAGGCGGACAGGCCGAGGCTGGCAGTCTTCGTGGGGAACCCGTACAGCCCGTAGGACCTCACCCCGGCCCGCTTGGCCTGAAGGATCACGTCCCGGCTGTCCGTTGCGATGTGGGGCCACGAGGCTTCGTCGTCGTTGTAGGAGGCGACCTTGGGGGCCATTTCCTTGAGGGCGGTCAGGATGATGCGGGCGGAGGAGCTTTTGGCCCGCTTGGCGTGCATGGCCAGGAACTGCGCCACCCTCTCATCCTTGCGGTAGGCGTTCTTGGCGATGAGGAGGGCACGCTTGGCGATCTTGCGGGTTGCGGACTCACAGTCGGCCTGAACCCGCTTGGTGTAGCCGTAAAGGCCAGACGGGGCCGCTGCTGTCTTGACCAGGGCGGCCATGCGCTCTTCCAGACCGGGGATCATAGAACCTTCGGGTTTGGGCTCCTCTTCGTCGGTGAACACTTCGCCTTCGGTCCACGAACCTTCAGGGTCGACCTCACCGGGCTTCCAGTCGGCCATCCTCTCCAGTTCCTTCATCGCCGTGCTACCCAGCTTGACACGAGTTCGCTTGGCCACTTGCATCAGGTGCTTCACGAAGTCTTCTACGGCCCACATCTTAGCTCCATTCAGGTCTGGTGTATGAACACCGGACCCAAACGGGCTCTCTACAGCGTAGGAACGCGGTCCTGTGAGATGAATGGGATACGTGTCCATGATGCGGTCAACGATCTCTTGCCAGTCTACGGACCATCGAAGTGGGTTGGACGCTGCTGCTGTGCGTCCCTTGACCCCACCCTTCTGAGGACCGAGGTTCCATTCCCAGACAGGATTGATCCAACCCTGCTTGATACGGTAATCCTGCTCCTTGGCGTCTACGTACTCGGGAGGCACCAACCAAACGGCGAGCCAGTCTTTCCCGTCCCCTTTCTTCTGCTTGATGACCTTCTTGGCCTCTGCGGGCTTCATCTTGACGTGCTTACTGTCCTTCGCACGGCGGCCCCAGTACTCACCCTCGGTGTTCTTGGCGGCTGTGAGCAGAGCAGCCATTTTCCCCAGGGTTTCCATCGCAAGGTTGTGCATCACATGCTTGCCGTCCTTCTCCGCTAACATGACGGTGACGTCGGAGGCCATCTTGCCCGAACCCTTGAGCTTGGATATGACATTGGAAGGGACCTTGGAGGAGGCGGTCTCTTTCCATGCGGTGCTCGCCCACTGGCTGTCGATGATGTAGCTCTTCGCCTTGTTGGGTACTTTGCGGCCCGCATCTTGGTGGACAACGACGCCTTTCATTTTGCCGTTCTTCATCCGCTCGATGGCGTAGAACCACGACCCCTCGATGTCACTGGACACCTTCGTGGAGTGGTAGAGCTTACCCTCTTCCATCGAGGAGGCCATCTTCTCTAGAGAGGCGGTAGCGAGCCTGATGCGGTACTTCTTCAGGGCTTCCCGGAGAGGGTAGATCGTCGTTTGGTCGAGGCGGTTGTGGAACACCAGGGAGTCGAAGAGTTCCTTGCCGGTCTTGATCAGGACGCTGTACCCCAGCGACTGGACCTTGTCCAAAAATGTCCGGGCATCCTTCGGGTTGAAGGGGCCATATGCATCGCCCTCATCCACAGCCCAGACGTAATGCTTCCTGGGGTCGATGCCGTATTCTTCCGGGCGGGGCTTCTTAGCGGCCTTCTTGAGCAGGTCGCCGTACTCTTCGTTCATGGCTTCCCACTTGTCGGCGGCCTCGGGGTTGCCGTGGTCACGGAGGTACTTGGCCACGTCTACAGACTCGCCCTCAGTGAACCTGGCGGCGAGATCCCGGAGTTCCTGCATCGCGTTCTTCATCTGATCACTCCTTGCAGACTTGGCGACGGACTTCATCACCGTCTCCAACTTCTTCGTGAAATCGGCCAGCGCCCATGCCACCGCCTTGTCTTTGGTGGCTGACCCGTAACAATGGCCATCAAGGTTCACCCGGTACAATCCGTTCCCTGTGGGGGTCAGGTCGTAGGTGAGCAGGATGCGTTCGGCGATCTCCCGCCAGCTTACGGACCATGTGAGGGGCTTGACGGCCATTACTGGCTCCTCTTGAGGTACAGGTGGGCCACACGGGCGGCCATCCTGGGGCGTTGTTTGATTTGGAAGACCGTCACGTCGAGGTCTGGGGTCACTGACAGTACCCGGACCCCTGTGTTGTTGATGGGGTTCAGGTATTCCCCTGCCTTGAAAGAGACACGCCACACACCGGCCCCGTAGCTGTTGCCTGCATAGACGAAGGCGGTCGTGCTGTGTTTCCTCGCGTGGAAACCAGCCGACATCAATGCCCCCTCAAAATCACCTTTGCTACGGGAACGGAGCAATTTCCTTTCGGCTCGTTGCTTCAATGCAGCCGTCATCTTGGGGTCTGGTTTACCAGAGGAGAGGGAAAGCTGACTGGCCATCCGGGGGCTCTCGGGCCGCTGTGGTACTGCATCACCCTGTTCATGGATGAGCTTGTTCTGTAGTTGTCGCATCACGTCAGTTCCTCCAGCGATGGGCTCACCGTACCCGTGTTCGATCTCGTTTGGGTAGATGTCCTTGCCATCTGGGTTCCCCTTGTAGCCTGCCTCTTTGGAAGCGGCGAGGCGCCCCTTATGGTCCTTGTTGAGGATCTTGCCCGCCTTAAGCGCCAAGAAAGCGTTTTGACGATGCATCCCCTGCTTCACGAGGTGCTTCATCGCTTCCTTCTCAGTCATGTACTGGAGGAGTTGGGCGGCCCGGTTCATGTCCTTCTCGTCGATCCGGGCCAGCTTCTCCAACAGGGACGCCTCACGCTCCACCATCGGCTTCTTGTGCTTGGGCTTGCGGCTCCGCCCTTTGGACACGTCGCGGTCGCGGTTGTGGTGAGCGCCTGCGGCTCCGCCCGGCTTCCCGTGGCGTGCAGCGCCGGGGTCACGAGGGGCCTTGTTTTTCACTTTGACCTGCATGAGGGTCTTGGCCGTCTTCATCTTCTTGGCCTTGGCGATGGCTTCACCCCGGTCGGGATATCCCCCGACCACGCCGCCGTGCTCGTTGAAGATTTTGAACTGCTCAGGCTGGCCACGGTAGGGGCTCTTCGAGGGCTTCTTCGAGACGAAGAACTTGGTGCCCTTCACGGGCTCAGCGTCGGCGGGCACCTTGCTGGCGACCATCTGGCGACCCTCGGGGGACACCTCACGCTCGACGGCCATCGCGGGCCGACGCACGAGGTAGTTCGGCCACTTCTCGTACCACTTGCCGTAGAACTCGGCCTTGGGAACGATGCGGACGGTCTCATCGGGGTCCGGGATGTTGGGGTCGGCCACGTAGACGTTGAGGTCCTCGTCCACGTCGAACACCACAGAGGCGTGGGACCAGTCCCGGCCTTCGGGGTTCCAAGCGATCATCACGGGGACGCCCCGGTCAGTCCACTTCTTCAACTGCTGGACGGTAGCTGGAACGGTGAGGGTAGCCCGCATGCCGTAGTGCTGGGCCGCGGCCAGGGCTTCCTCCCAGGCGGCACCCTGCATGGGCTTGGCACCCATGACCCGGTTCACCTCGTCCTCGTTCGTGTCGACCCCGTTGGCCTTGAGGCACATCATCATGGAGCAACTCATGCACGAAAATTGAGTGCGTTGCCTTACAGGGGTCACGTTTGCTTTGGCCTCACGCTGCATGACAGACACTCCTGTAAGACGGGATCCCGAACATGACACGAGCACGTCGGACAGTTTCTTTGCTCACCCCTAAACGAGCTGCAAGTGCCGGGTCGGGCATCTTTCCGAGAGGCTCATGAGTCCAGTCCCGCTTCTTTTTCTTGTAGGGGGCAATCCCAAAGATGTTTCTCCATCGGGACACCGTCGTCTGTCCGACACCCAGACGAGATGCAAGATCCATGTCCGTCATTTTCCCGAGAGGTTGTCCTGACCAATTAACACCTCCTGAGATGATGTCCCGTGTCATTTCAGGCGAACCTTTGGGCTTGAAAGATTCCAGGTCATTGGGGTAGATGACCTGCACATGCCACCCCTGCGACTTGTAGAAGGAGACCTTGACAGCGAGCCTCTCCCGGTACCTGTCCCCAAAAGTTCGGCTTTCGATGAACCCTGCGTACTCAACTACGGTGTTTCCCACCACCCAATCAGCCACGTAGGGGCCGATTGGGACTTGGAATTGATGTGCAATGTCCTGTTCATGCCAAAAAAGATCGATGAGGGCTTCTGGGTAGCTTTGTGCAGCCTCCCCCTCAGTGGTGATGAACCTTGACTGGAAGGGGCATATGCCTTTCTGGTTACGATGCCGTGAAACCGTGGGCTCGGACACTCCAAGCTCCTTTGCCAGCACAGCATCTGGAAAACCACCAAGAGGAACATCATCCCACACCACATTTACATACCGTGACGTGAAGGGCGGGATGCCTCTTCGATTGCGGGCATTACAGACCACAGGACGGGCGACCTTATACATGCGAGCCACATCACCATCAGACAATTTGCCCAAAGGGGCATCGTCCCAGTTGATCCCTTTAGTGCAGGTGTACTGAGTCCGCTGGCGGACGGGGTCTACGGCTGCTGCGGCTTGCTTGTTCACCCTCGATCCCTCCATGCCTTGTCCACGATCTGCGGGACCTTCCGTTGCCGGAGGTTCGCCACAGCGTCATCCAACCCGGCGGCGGAAAGGGCCTTGAACAGTTGGGCCAGCACCTCGGGGGCGTTGTACTTGTTGAAGGCGGTCTTCTTGGTGCGCCAGCCGGGGGTCACCATGTCGGCCAGGGAAGCGCAGAAGGCACCAGGGTCGTCGAACTTCCCGTCCATCTCCTTGATGCACTTCGTAACCTTGTGCTTCACGTCCCCGGTCAGGGACGACCAGAACTTCTTGACGCTCTCCTGCGTCCAGCCCTTCGGGAGCTTGTCCCAGCCCTTGGCCTGCCGGTGGAGAGCAAGCAGGAAACGTCGTGCATCTTCGTCCTGTGCGGCAGTCCGAAGAACGGCGTCGTCGAGCGTACTCGCCATCTTGAACAGTTTGCCTTGGGGCATAGTGACCTCCAGAGAGTCCCGTAGAGCGCTCTACCTATGCCTCGTCATAGGACGATCATTGAACCCAAGGGTATGGTAGGAGAGTCCCTCGGGCTCTACGGAAGGGTGCAGATGAGATACGATTTTTTGATACAGAAGATCGCCCGGTTTTCGGGTGTCCCCGCTGAACAGGTACGGGCAGTCATGTTCTGCCTGCCAGACGCACTCCTGTCCTTGGAAGAGGATGATTCCGTCCGAACCCCCTTGGGCGTGTTCCGAACACACCGCACGAAGTCTCGAGTAGTTGTCCCGCCGATGGGCCGACCGGAAGACGGAGTCGTCGTGCCGTCGTCGTTGGTTATTCGTTTGAAGGGGGGAGTACGGTTGAGGAAAGGCTAATTGACGTCGAAGGGTTCTTCTGCGGCTTCCGCTGCTACCTCGACGCCAACATCCAACCCAACGTCCACGCCGTCCGCTAGTCCCTCGCCCCACCCACGCTTGAGTCCGAGCTTGTAGCCCAACTCCATGGCCTCCTGCGGGTCTGTGGGGGTCTCTACGTCAGGCGGATCCTCATCGTTGAGGCCCCGGAACTTCCTGAACAGGACCGGGCGTTTGATCGCCAGTGCAGCACTCGACTTGGTCATCACATCACCTCTCCTGCATAGGATACCCGAAACTTGACGGGCGAGCACCTAGCGACCGATCTGTTTCAGGGCCATGTGCAGGACTTCCTTCGACATGTCCGTGCCGTTCTTCTCGATGATGGAGTTGACGACATGACGGAGGGTTTCGGCCACCTTGCGCTCCAACGCCTCACGGGTTTTCTCGTCCCCATCCTTGTACTTGGTGAGGAAATCCTTGTCCCCGGTCAACTGTGCCAGCGTGGACAGGTACGCCTCACGGCGCAGGGCTTCGATCAGCAGTCCGTAAGCGATGGCCTGTGTGCCATGCCCCAGCATGCCCTTCGACACCCGTTCGTCCCCGGCGTCCTGTAGGTTGTGGGAGGAGTAGATCATCCCGTTCGGGTTCTGGCAGATCCGTACCTCAACCACGATGGTTTTGTGTTCGTTGTTCGTGCCCTTGAGCTTCAGTTCTGCGGGCGGTGTCAGTCCGGGATCAGCTTGATCGACCATTCGCTCTCCCTCTGTCGGCGCTCCCACCTCTTGTAACCCTTCCCGAGGCGTGCCAGCACCCAACAGGGGAGGAAGATGAGCAGGAACAGGCCGATAGCCTTGCCGAATATGACAAGGGCTCCGAGTGTCAAACCAAGTGCTTCCATTTCCCACCTCCTACTTCTTCAACCCGTGAAAACACTGGGCTAAGCCTTGCCAACGGAGCACTCGACCGTCAGCAGAGTTACAGCAACGGACACGGCGGCACGTACCACCTCAACCGCTACTGCTGTGGGGTCTACTATCTTGGGGTCCTGTGACAGGTCCCTTACTTGTCCGGTGCGGGCGTCTAGTCCGCCCCACGGAGAATCGTGTTCAGCGATCTGGTGCAGGACAGCGTGAGGGTCGAGGCCCGCGTTACCAGCTAACATCAGTGCGGGGGCCTGGAGGGCTTTGCGGAGAATGTCGCCCCCTGTGCCCCGTGCTTCCCCTGTGAGCGCTTCGGCGGCCCGGAGGTACACTGTGCCGCCACCGGGAACCAGGCCCTCTCTGAGGGCCGCCCTGACGGCTCCAAAGGCGTCTTCCACACGGGCACGGCGTTCCTTCATAGCGGACTCGGTGATGCCGCCCACCCGTAGGATCACGAAGCCGTCGGCGAGCTTGGCCTTGCGCTCCTTGATCCTGTCCAGGTCGAACTCAGAGGTGGTAGTGCGCTCCAAGCCCTCCAGTTCCCGGATGCGTGCGTCACGGGCTGCCTGCTTGTCCGGCTCATCATAGCCTTCCAACAGGGAGGACTTCATGCCGACGGTCGCACGGCGCAAGGAGCCGAACCACTCCGGCTGCCACTTCCTAACGCTCTGGCCCGCCTCCGGGTCAATGAACACGGCCCCAGCCATGGCGGCGATGTCCTTCAGGTACTCGACCTTCTGGACGTGGACGCCCGGAGCCAGCACCGGGTAAGCCGTGACGTTCGACGCCTTGATGTTCATGCCGATGGTCATGTTGACCATCCCGCTGAACGAGGGGGCGAAGATCAGCAGCGGGTTGTTGGGCCACTGGGAGGCTTCCTCCAACAGGGAGACCACGTCTGTCACCTGGTGGATGGGCTGGTTGACCACCGCCACGAGGGCACCTTCCAACTTGAGGGCACCCTCTGGGCCTTGGAAGTGGTGGGAGGCTAGGCGGGCGTCACACTCGAAGCCGTCCTTGTACTCCAACACGGTCTCCGTGCCATAGCCGTCCTCGATGGAGATCGTCCCGTCCTTGCCGACGGCCATGGCACCTTCAGCGAGGCACCGGGCCACGTCATCGTCTCCGTTGCTGGCGATGCGGGCTACGTGATCCAGGTCCTTCTGGTTGTCGGCCCGGACGGACATCTCACGGATGGCCTCGATGGCTCTCTCGGAGGCGGTTTGCAACTCGTTGCAAACCGTCCTCGGTTCCACCCCGGCCACGATCCGCTTGTGGCCTTCCCGAAGGAGGGCGGCGCTGACGATGGCGGCGGTGGTTGTTCCGTCCCCGCACTTATCATTCAGGGCTATGCAGGAGTACTTAAGGATGTCCGCCCCGAGAGCCCTCGGGCCTTCCAACTGGATCTCCCTCGCCACTGTGACCCCATCTTTCGTGGGGAGAAGCCCTGCGAATCTATCTAACAAGGCGATACGCCCATGTGGACCGTAGGTGACGGCAACCGCACGGGCCAGTGCGAGGGCTCCTTCGAGGAGGGGGTTGCGGGCGGTGAGTCCGTGCCTGATATGTTTCGGCGTGCTCTTCATGCCTCATTCTACCCGATAGCGTGGGACATGAGGGCTAGGGCTTGTTCTTGCCCGTGTACTTGAACTTTGGCTGCCGGGGGACACAGGGCTCATCGAGGGAGGGTGCGGAGGTCCACCAGTTCTTCTTCGACACGTCGCTCCACCACTTCGGTTCCTCTGGGGACCGGAACAGGGTGCCGTCGAAGTCATAGAGGTGAAGCTCAGGCATTGACCAGGATCCCCGTGATGATGGGCTGGAACTTGGGATTCTGGAGACTGAAGGCGACCAGCCGTCGGCGCATCACCTTGTCTTGCGGTGCCCTACAGCAACCCATGAGGGCTTTCTTGTACTCTCTGAACTCCGGGTGTTGCTTCATAGCGGCCAGTACCCTCGGGGCCAGTCGTTTCATGACAGATACGCCAGCACCTCATAGCTGTCCTTGGCCATCTTAGTGAACGAAATGACCAGCACCGAGTTGGAAATCGACTCAGGGGAGAACGGGTCCTCTGAGTTCGAATAGGCCAGGTCCGCCCGGATCGTCCCGCTGTCCCCGTTGAACAGGTGGGACGACACGACGTCGTCCAGTTCGATCTCGAACTTGGCGAGGATGTCCAACGCCTTGGAGTACCCGTGTTGGGGCTTCCTGAACCGCCCGTTGCCATCCAGGCCTGCCCGCTTGAACAACGGAATGACGGCCCGCTTGAACTTGGGGTCCATCCGCTTGGAGGCCACACGAACACGCTTGAGGCTGATGTAGGCTTTCTCAAGGTCCTCGATCTTGTTCACGACATGCTGCACAGGGCCGTACACGTCAGCCAGGGACTCGTAGCCCTCTGCCCCGTGTCCCGGAGGGGGTGTTCCCCTCCCTGTCCAGAGGAAGACCACGTCCTTCATCCGCAGGAGCGATGTCCCGATGGCCTTGACGCCCATGTCGAACTGTTTGCGGTCTTCGCTGGCGGCTCTCTTAATATACCGGGCTGCTACCCGGTTCGTGTGCTTGCTCATGCGGGCCTCCATGTCCTACTGGAGTAGCCTCATAACGAATCTACCGGCAAGGGGCTTAGGCCCTTCCTGTTCTGTGTGGACGGACGTGAAGCCCCCCTGTGGGGATCTTCGTGAGAAAAGCCTTGACAGGAGCCCAAAGGGCCTCTAGCGTCAGGGGCGAACAGGAGAGACCGAGATGCAGACCTTATTTACAACCTTCAGCTTGCGGACGCACGTCAGCCTTACCGGCTGGTCGTATCTGTCCACGAGTGCGCCGGAGGGTGTAACGGGGTAAGCACAACATCTGCTGACCTTGGAAGCCCGCCCGGACACACCCGGAGCGGGCTTTTTGCGTTTAGGGCCTCTGCCACAGGGCGGCGGCCAGAGGGTCTTTGACAATTGAATAGTAGGTCTTCGGTGCTGGGAGTTGCCCAGCTTCCAGCACCGTTCTTTGCTGCTGTGGCGGAATGGTAGACGCGCTTGGTTCAGGTCCAAGTGTCCTTCGGGGCGTGAAGGTTCGACTCCTTTCAGCAGCACTTTGGGTCGTTGGGCTCCCCCTCGGGGGATAGCGCAGCCGCTTGTACAGCGGTTGGTCGTGGATAAACGTCTGCGGGGTGGCAACGCCCCAGGAAGACGATAAGAGCGACCCGGTCCAATTCACGGAGGGGCAAGCAGATCGGTGACTGCACCCGGTTGCTAACCGGACGAGCCTTAATCGGCCTTGAGGGTTCGACTCCCTCTCCCTCCGCCTCTGGATGATACGGTCAAGCTGGTGCTTGCGCTGGGCTGTAACCCCGGTCCGCTGACGCGGCAGCAAGGTTCGATTCCTTGATCATCCACTTTCATACGCCGGGATGGCGTAACTGGTAGCCGCATCCGGTTTAAGCCCGGATATCCTTGAGGCGTGGGGGTTCGAGTCCCCCCTCTGGCACCTACTTGGGCTATAAGGTTCCATTAGGGACACAGGAGGACCCCATGGATCTTAAAAGCGAACTGGTCAGACTGGCCCATGAAGTACCTGAAACCCGCAAGCACATCCTGCCCCTTCTGCGGAAAGAGGCGGCAACGGGTGACCTTATCGGTCTGTTCCACAAGGCATTCTTCCAGTGGATGAAGAAGGTCGGCAAGGCCACGCAGGCCGACCATGTGGGCGAGATTTACAGGAAGGGGATGACTGTGGAGATCGCTTTCCCGAATCTCCCCTCCCCCAGCCAGTCCTCGACTCCGGGTGAGGACCACGTCATCGCGTACTTCACCCCCGACTTCCAACGCAACCAGGTACAGTGGTGGGTGTTCGTCTATGTAGAGGAAAAGGGGATCGAGGACGAGGAAACCAGCACGCACTCCATGTCGATGACCTCCTTCGCCTCCATGTCCCCCCGTGACATCCTGAAGATGGTCAACGCCCAAGCCCTCAAGTTCATTCGCTAGCAAAGCCCCGGTTCGATTCCCCGCACATTCTTGTAGAGGTGGCTCTGGGTAAGCGGGTTGGTCTCCAAAACCGACCGTCGGGTGGGTTCGATTCCCACTACCTCTGCCTTCTGCCAAGGTAGCTCAGGTAGGTAGAGCACTCGGGTGAAATCCGGGGTGTCGGCGGTTCGATCCCGCCCCTTGGCACTGATCGGTATAGTTCCCCGGACAACAAGGGGGAACGACATGGGCAAGCATGACAAGTGGTCGGAGAAGGACAAGCTGAAGAGGCTGCCGAACCCCGACCCAGACGGGTACGAGATCAGGATGGAGATCCCGGAGTTGACGTTCATGGGCGTCAAACAGCAACCGGACTTCGGTCACCTGACGTTGGTCTTCTACCCGGCGGACTGGATCATCGAACTGAAGGCACTCAAGGAGTACGTGGTGGCCTTCAGGTCCAAGGTGATCTCCTACGAACGCCTCATCAACGTCATCTACGAGGATCTCGTGGCGGTCTATGAACCGGCCCGGTTGCGCCTCGTAGCGGACCTCCGGCCCCGTGGCGGGATCTCGTCCCGCCTGGTCATCGACTCGGACTGGGGGTGCAGGGGCGGCAAGGAGGAGTTCGGGGACTGGAAACGCATGGAGGGGTAGCTCAGAGGTAGAGCAGGGGACTGAAAATCCCCGTGTCGGTGGTTCGATTCCACCCCTTTCCACTTTGGAGGAGCGGTTGAAGTTGGAGAGTCACGCCAGACTGTAAATCTGGTCCGCGTTGCGGTGAGTGGGTTCGAATCCCACCTCCTCCACCAACTTACTTGCCAGAGTGGCGGAATGGTAGACGCGGTCGGTTCAAAACCGTCTGTCCTTGAGGCGTGGGGGTTCGAGTCCCCCCTCTGGCACCATGACCACTGAGGGCACGCACTACCCCGCAAGGGATGTGAGGAAGCTCGGGACACCACTGCTGAAGGAAGGAGGCCGTAGGCCGTTCGCACTTCCGAGGGTGCAACCCAAACAGGAACGTGGTATCTTTGGCCTATGAAATTGGACCCTTCCATGAAAGGTACCCCTTATTCTGCGCTACACGGTAAGAGCGGTGTCTATGCCATCAGAAGTAGGGCTTCGGGGAAGCTCTACATCGGGTCCGCAGTGGATCTCTACAAGAGGTTCTCAGCACATGGGAGGCTTCTTCGAAAAGGCACCCACCATAACACCCCCTTACAACGAGCCTTTGCCAAGAGGGGTGAAGAGGACATTTGCTTCTTTGTGCTTGTTCAGGCGGCCCACGACAAGCTCTTGGAGAAGGAACAGGAGTGGTTGGACAAGACCCCGAAAGCCAAGAAGTACAACATCCTCCCAGAAGCAGGCAACAGCCTGGGTTACAAGCATACAGAAGAAACGAAGCAAGCCCTGTCACTTTTGCAGCGGGGCAATAAGAACGCTGTGGGATCGGGTGGTCGGAAGGCTTCCCCAACGGAAGCGGAAAAGGCGGCGATCAGCCGCACTAAGAAGAAGCAGCCCTACCCCAAAGTCCGTTCTCCTGACGGGGCTGAACACGAAGTGACCCCGTCCCTCAATCTGTTCTGCCAACGTCACGGCCTTACACGCCAAGGAATGCAGAAGCTCTTTTCAGGGCAACGCTCTCGGCATCGGGGTTGGGCCAAGAGCGGGTGAGCAGCGCTATGCGGACGGGTAGGGGCCACTAGATGAATGTGTCCATAAAACAGGATCCCGGCTACGGGTGGTCATCCTTTGCGACCGTGGTGAAACGGTAGACACGCCGGTTCCGGTTGCTAGCCTATACCGTAAGCTGTGTATGGGACGACGTTACACAAAAGAGATCCTAGCCCCACTTGTTCAACAGAACACTTCCATGGCGGGCGTGCTTCGAGATTTGGGGGTGAAACAGGCGGGCGGGACACAAACGCACATCACCCGTAAGGTACGGGAATACGGACTCGACACAGTCCATTTCCACGGTCAAGGATCCAACAAGGGAACAGCCCATAAGGGAGGCCCGGGAAAGACTCCGTGGCTAACTACCCTGTCAAAGAAGGACACAGGGAGGCGTACCGCAGCGTACCGCTTACGGAGGGCTCTCCTTGACAGTGGGCGGCCCTATGCGTGCGAATCTTGTGGGATCGAGGGAGTGTGGGTCGGGAAACCCCTCATGCTACAGGTGGACCACATCAACCGAGACTGGTTAGACAACCGCCCTGAAAACTTACGATTCCTGTGCCCTAACTGCCACTCCCAACAACCTGGGTGGTGTAATAGCAAAGGGTTGACCTCCGTGACCAAACAAGAAAAAGGCTGAGTGGCGGAACGGTAGACGCACCCGTTTTAGAGGCGGGCGCTTAGGGCGTGTGGGTTCGACTCCCACCTCAGCCACTTAGAATCCGGTGCCTTTGAGGCGTGGGGGTTCGACTCCCCCCGGTCGCACTTTGCCGATGTAGCTCAATGGTAGAGCAGCCGTTTCGTAAGCGGCAGGTTGTCGGTTCGATTCCGACCTTCGGCTCTTTGCTAGCGTGGCTCAACGGTAGAGCACCTGATTTGCCCAGTTAGCTCAAGTGGCAGAGCAGCGGATTTGTAACCCGCTGACATCGGTTCGACTCCGGTACTGGGCTCTTGTCTGATTCAAGCATGCCAACGTAGCTCCAACGGTAGAGCACTTGCATGGTAAGCAAGGGGTTACGGGTTCGATTCCCGTCGTTGGCTCTATGGGGGAGTGGTCAAAAGTCACGCTACTCGTTGTGACGACCTTATCCTGACCCCGGTCGGGAACTCTGTTGCGACTTCAGCAAGGTATAGACATCTGCCTGTAAAGCAGACCGCCCGAGAGGGCATTGTAGGTTCGATTCCTACCTCCCCCACCTTTGCGCTCGTAGCTCAGTGGATAGAGTCCCGGCCTCCGAAGCCGGTGGTCCCCGGTTCAAGTCCGGGCGAGCGCTCCATGGAAGGGCAAGCAGATGGGCGACTGCACTGGTTTCGAAAACCAGCGAGCCTTAACCGGCCTTCGGGGTTCGACTCCCCGTCCTTCCGCCAAAGGCACCCCAGCCGGGGCTGTAGATCAGGGGTGTCCAAGACCACAGAGAAGCAGCACTTCTGGGAGGAGTGGGCGGCCAGCGGTAACCAACCCGTGGTTCCCTACGTGCTGGGGTGCTTTCTATGCTGTCGTGATGGAATGGTAGACATGCGGGTCTGAGAGGCCCGTGCCCTTGAGGTGTGTGGGTTCGAGTCCCACCGGCAGCACTCATGCGACCGTGGCGGAATGGTAGACGCGCTGGCTTGAGGGGCCAGTGTCAACAATGACTGGCGTGAGGGTTCGAATCCCTCCGGTCGCACTTTGGAAGGGCAAGCCAATTGGTGATGGCAGCCGCTTGGAAAGTGGTCGAGCGTGATGAGCGCCTTGGGGGTTCGACTCCCCCTCCTTCCGCCAACGAAGACCTACTGTTCAACTTGGAAGCGCCAGCCGACGTGGCGACGGCACCTGTCTTGAAAACAGGCGAGCTTTACGGCCTTGAGGGTTCGACTCCCTCCGCTTCCGCCTACCGTGTCCCCGGCCTGCGGGGCAGGTTCTTCGGCTTCACGGCCTTCTCCGCCCCCAGCGCCTTCGCTACCTCGTCAGGGTCAATGCGCTTTGTATCGCATCCCTTCGTCCCACACCGGCACGTCTTGAGCGTGTCGACGGCCTCTCGGTCGTCCGGCTCTTCGATCCAGATCTGAACCATCCTGATCCCGGCCTGCTTGCGGGTGCAGTTATGGACAACAGCCGCAGCCTCCAGCACGGTGGCCGCCTCGTAGGTGTTCTCAGGGAACCCCGGCTCCGGGAGTGACTTCTCGGTGAAACAGTCGACGGTGAACTTGGACATGTGGGCTCCCTCCTACCCCCATTGTACCGGGGGCAAGAGGGAGAAGGATGGGATTATCCGTTCCAGCCGCTCGGGGCGGGGCAACCGTCCATGGACGCAGGGAACGCCTGGGGCGCTTCCGGTCCCGACTTGGGCTTGAGGGGCACGCCCCACGTCTCCAGCCGCTCACGGGTGGCGTAGCGCAGCGTGCAGACGAGTACCGGGGCGTCCGTGGCCTTGGTGAACGTGGTCTCGGTCGTGTGGAAAGAGACCTCGTGGCCGTACTTCGTGCCGACGTCCCGGAGGATGCCCCTGCTGGGTGCCTCGTCCTCGAAGCTGGCCGACGCCGCTGCCACCGAACACTCGGTGGAGCAGAGGCTGTCCTCGACGAAGTCCATGCTCCTCTCACCGATGGTGTTACACCCGTAGTCTACGGACTGGCCGCCTGCACCCTTCGTGGCGCTGCCGATGCCCTTGGAGGCGCTACGGCTGCGGCTGTGGCTACTGAGGGTGTTGTTACTACCCAGGAGGCTGCGGGTGCCCCACGGGTTGCCGTAGGTGTTGCCGTAGTTGTGGTGGTGATGGTGGTGAACCTCTAAAAAGTGAGGGGATCAGAGATCGTAGACGTTGCCTTCACGGGCGAAGTCGACCCGGCCCCGGAACATCGCCCCAAGGGCATAGTCCTGTGCGTGGGCTTCCATCTCCCGGAGCTTGTCGTCGTCGTGCTTGGGGTCGTGGTGGTGGATGAGGCAGAACTTGGCGTCGGAGTCCTTGGCCTGTTCGATGCAGGATTCAGGGGAACCGTGGCCGAAGCCTTGCTGCATGCCCTGAAGCTGCTGCTCCGTGTAGGCACCGTCCAGAACCATCAGGTCGGCGTTGTGGCCCAGCTTGGAGACCTTCTGGTTCGGGAACCGCAAGGGTTCCATGTCGTAGCAGAACGCCGCCTTCTTGCCCTCGTACTCGATGACCCAGCCGAGGCAGCCGTTCGGGTGCTCCAGCGGGACGGTCGTGATCTTGATCCAGTTCTCCGGGCCGCCAACGGGCCTGTCGCCCACCGTACTGGGGCCGTGGGGGAACAGGGTGGCCTCGTCTTGCTCCTGACCCCTGTGCCATTCGTGGGCGTACCAGAACGCCTCGCTGAACTGGCGGTCATGGCTCTGGTACTCCTTGTGGGCCGGGAGAGACTCGTGGGCCACCGGGAAGTGCGGGTTGGACTGCTGATGGGACAGCATCGTCTCCACGACCGTCTTGGGGTGCGAGCCGTCCGCCAGCCGTTCCCCGCCCTCGTGACCGGAAGGCCGGAGACCGTGGAAGTGGAACGTGTTGTGGGCCAAGTAGAACGGGGTGCAGAACGGGAGCCCTTGGATGTGGTCCCAGTGGTAGTGCGTCAACAGGACGATGAAGTGCTGATGGGGGAACTCCTGTTCCACCCAACGCTTCATCAGTTCGTCCCCCAGGATGGAAACCCCAGAACCGCACCCGACGATGATCTTGAAAGGCCCTGCCTCGATGAAGAAGCAGTTGGTGTTGCCGCCAAACTCCACGGTGCTGAAGTCCTTACGGGACGGGGCCGGAAGCGAACCTCGGGAACCGAAGCATGTGATCTTCATGTGCGTCCTCCTCATCCACTCTACCCCGTGAGCCTACGCCATGCACCTACACGAAGTAGGCTTAGAGGATCCTTCTATTGGGTTGATGGTATAGAAGGACACGCTGTTCTTTGAAAACTTGGGGGTGTACTGGTTTCGACTGGGGTGTACGAGGCTAAACGTTCGTTCCGAGTGCTGTCGGGCGTTACAGACGGCAAAGGCTTAATTGCCAACGAGACCCTTCCGATGCAGGCGGCAGCGTAGTCGAAAGACTGTGCTGGTGCTTCATTCTCACGTCAGAGCACCCGATTCGGGGCGTGAGGTTACAGCAGAAACGGGTTGGCGTTCAGGATAGCGGGCAGGCGGCTACCTGAAGGCGATGACTAACAGCAGCATGTGCGTTGAGGATCGAAGCACCTTGCCCGTGCGGGATAAACACGGGAAATGAGCGTAGTGCGTTGGCGTAGGCATCTTAGGACCGGGGTTCGATTCCCCGCACCTCCACCAAGTGCTTGAAAGCCGGACAGCGATGTCCGGCTTTCCTCGTTAGAGGAGCCTCAAGTGGCCGGTGATAGGGTCGATCACGTCTGGAAAATCCGGCCCGATGCAGACCGCAGTGTTCGTAGGTACGCCGTGGAACTCAGTGTCCCCGGCGTCGGTGCAGAGGAAACAGGCGATCCCGGCCCGCAGGGCCGTACCGTATAGGTCGAGGAGTTCCTGCTCGGTCTCCACCCCGACCACGATCTTGGTGAACTTGCCGGAGAGCCACAGCTTGACGGCTTCCCAATTCCACCCTGTGTGTCCGGGGCCGATCACGAAGGTGCCGTCCCCGACCTCTGTGCAGTGATCCAGAATCCCGCCCAAGGAGGCGTGNGCNCCCTGTGCGACCATCTTGCCCTTCCGCATGCCGAGGTCGGTGCGGAGGATGATGATCTGTTTNGGCCAGCCTCGATCAGTCATGGTGCCACCGTACCTTGTCCCCTTCCTCGTCCTGCTCCCAGATCCCCATCGCAACAAGGCCACAGATCATGTGGTACAGGAAGTCGCCGGTCGGGTTGGCGGACCAGAAGACCCACTTCAGGTCGGTCTGGAAGCTGGCGTCGGGATCAAACATCCCCATCGACCTGCCCAACAGGTAGGCGGCCCCGTCCAGATCCTCCCAGTTCCGCAGCCCCATCATCAGTTCGGCCTGAGAGAGCTTGGGGAACTTGTTCATCGGGAACTCAAGCATCAGGGTACTCCAGCCCAAGGGCGGTCATGTAGACTCTCATGAATTGCCTGCCCCGTTCAAGGGTGAAGGACGGCCAAGGCACACCCTGTACGGTAGCGGCCTCCGGTGAGGTGCCCTCCTTGGAGGCGAACACACGCCCGAGGAACGTCCCGTCGGCGGCGATGTACTCCCACACGTACAGGCGCTTGGAGCTTGTCCAACAGAAGTCCTGCTTGCCGAGGCGCTCCTTGTGGAAGGCTACGCTGGACAGCCCGGAGGCGTGCCGTGCCCTCATCACAATGTCCATGCAGGCCAGTAGTTCGGTGCTGTAAGAGGTGAGGTTCCAGAGGGGGGTCGAGGGTTTGTCCATCATGTGGCGGAGCTTGGATCCCCGCACGTAGAGACGGCCTTGGGCGTCGTACCGGGTGACGTTGCCGTCCGGGTCGTTCACGATGAGGCCGCCGCAGTTCTTGGCTACCCTTTTGAGCCCGTCGCCCATTACCCCTCGTTGGCCATCGCTGCGGCCTTCTCGGTTGCCGCCTGATGGCAATCGTCCCGTTCTTCGTCGGTGAGCACAACGGTTTCCTTCGTGTCCGTCCGGGTGACGGACAAGGGGATCAAGACCGCCGTGTCATCACAGATGAAGTTGTCCTCCGGGTACTTTACCTCGTACACCGCCTCGATGACGGGCGCACTGGCATCAGGCGTCTGGCGTTCGAACATGACCCGGATCAGTCGTCGCTTGTCTGCCGCCCGTTCGTAGGTGGCTCGCATCAACTACTCCGTCGGGCGGGTTGCCACGCCGGTCACGGTCATCGTCACGCCCTTGGCCTTGGCGGTCTTCTTGACCGGGGTGCGGGGCAGTTCGTTGATGACCTGCGTCTTGATGGCTTCCTCGGCCTCGGCCACGCCGAACTCTTCGAGCAGGATGGCGGCGGCGGGCTTGTCCAGCGTGAGGGCCTCGGTCATGGCGTCCTTGATCATGGCGAGGGCGTCCTTGCGGGTCGCACCCATGCGCTTGGTCAGGAGGGCCAGCGTCGGCAGGAGGGGGATCGAGCACGTCGGCGCTCGGTCGGTGTCGTGGCCCACGGCCAACTCGTCCACTTCCAGCGTGAGGTTGATCACGAGACCCTTCGTCTTCGTGTCGGGGGAGGCCGAGTCCTTGGCGTCGCCCTGGGCCTTGGCGACCTGCTTGAGGCCGTCCTTGATGCCGGTCTCGATGGCCAGCCGAACTTCGGGGGTGAGGATGGTGTCCATTTCGTGCTCCTTGTAAGCGTCCTTCAGGGGCCTTTCGGCCCGTTCACCTTCTCTACACAAGAACGGCCAGCCCTAAGCCCACCTCAAACGGTAAACGACTGCCGCCTCTTGATTTCAGCCATGATTGCCTTGTGTGCCCGTTCCCAATCCGCCCGGTTCATCAGCCGCAAGGAAAAGAACATGGGCATCCCGTTCACGGAGCGGGGAGCGCACTTGTCGAACCAATCCCAGACGCAGCCGATGTCCTCGGCGTACCGCATGTTTGCGGCACCCTCGGCCTCGCTCCTGCGGGCGTTGACCAGTTCCCACTTGGCCAGCTTGGCCTTGTACTCGGCCATCAAAGGTTCCCGGCTGGTGTGGTAGTCGGCGACCGCTTTATCGTGGTCCGCCGTGATCTGTTTGATCTGGTCGAACACACCCGCACAAGCCGCCTCCCAAGCAGCGAGGGTCTCTTCCTTGTACGCCTGCATCAGCTTGTCGTTGGCGTGCCGGATGACCTCGTTCTGCCGCTTGATCTTGCCCTCGTACTCGGCCCGTGCGTTGTCCGGGGCCTGTTGCCAGCCGATCCGCTGTTCGATGTCGGACATGGCCTCCGGGTCGAGGATCACCTCTTCCTGAAGCTCCGGTGGTTCGGGCTTCGGAGGGTCGGTCGGCAGCTTTGGCATCTTGGGCGGGTCACTCTCAGGCTCCTCCGGCTCCTTGCCCGGTTCGGGCGGCAGGAATCCACGGGCCTCAATCTTCGCCCGCTTCTTGTCGGAGATGCTGAGTGCCCCCATCGCAAGCAGGGGGAAGCAGAGGCTCATGTCCTGTGCGGAACGGACGTCCTTGTCCGTCCAGATCTGCCGGTTGCAGACTCCCATGACAAACGCTTTCAGTTCGTCCTGTGGGTAAGATCCGATCCGCAGGCGGAACCGTCCGAGAGCCTTGTGGCCTAACTTGCGGAGGGCCAGCTTCTCATCCCACGTCAGCAGTTCCTTGTCGTGGTCGGGCCAGAGGACAGGGATGTCCTCCAAAGCCTTGAAGGCTTCCTCTACGCTGGAACCCTTGGGGACGAGGAACTCACACGCCTGCTTGCGGGCACGGACACGGAGGCCCTCCAGTTCCCATACCCACCAGCGACCCTTGCCCTTCGTCACGAGGGTTTGCGGGCCGAGGTACACCTTGAGATCCCGAACGAAGTCGTCCGAGTTCTCACGGATCCCCATGAGGGACTTCACCTTCTTGGCAAGGTGCTCCCGGATCAGGGCCTGTACGACTGGGTCCTTGGAGACGGACTGGATCAGGATGTGGGTGTCAGCTTCCATACATACCCAACCCGTCTGGAAGAAGGGCTAAGCCCTAGCCCTTGTCTTTGTAGACCATGCCCCGGCGTCCCGTGCGGGCATCGACCAGTTCGTTCATCTTGGCGACGAGCCCCTTGGGGATCTCGGGGATCTTGTCGGAGTAGACCGAGTCCACGAACAGGGCCTCGACGTACTTGGCTCCGTAGCCCATCCCAACCCCGACGACGTGGATGTTGGCCTGCTTGGCGAGGCGGATCTGCCGCTTGATCACGGCCTCGTGCCCGTAGTTGGGGCAACCGTCCGTGACTACGAACACGAAGCGGTGAGCTTCGCTCCGCAGGGAGATGGCGTTGAGGGCGTACTGGATCCCGTCGGACATCGGGGTGCCGCCAGTGGCCCTCGTGTTGGCGAAGCGCCACTTCACGGTGCGGAATCCTTCGTGCCACTGCTTGAAGATGTCGTAGATGACGCCCTCATGGCGGTGGTACAGGCGGTTCTTGACGTCCTCGTCCGGGTCAGTCCGGTAGTCGTTGTACCGCCCTCCCCGACGCCCGTCCCTGAATCCCAAGGCCAGTGTCGGGCAGTTGAGGGCGTCCAGAGGCTCCGTGATGGCGATCATGATCCGGGCGGCGTCGGCCAGCCACCCGCTCATCGAACCGGACTCGTCCACGACAACCGCTGCCGCCATCGACATGTCCGTCTGCAAGCCCTTGCGGTAGTAGGGACGCTTCGGCATCTCCCCGCCCCGCAGGCACGCCTTGGAGTCCACGAGGTAGCGGGTGGACAGGTTGCGCCCGTGCTGTACGCCATGAACAGTGCTGGTCATCTCCAGTGCCCGGACGATGTTCCGCAGGCGGGCTCTCGTGTAGGCGGACTCGGACGTAACGGACTTGACCAGCTTCGTGGCTTCGGCCATGTCGTGTTCCCGGCCCCGGCCCGAATGAGGAACCAGCAGCGCTTCATCGAGGCCCGGATTGTAGGGCTTCCACGGGGCCTCGCCGGTCTCCGTGTCCGAGTCTTCCTTGTCCTCGGCAGCGTTGACCGCATTCTCCAGCGCCTTGTTGTTGTCGAGGGCGTGGGTGTCCTTGCCGGACTGTGCGTCGTTCAACGCCTGCTCGGCGACGTCCTCCCACTTGTGATCGTTGCCTGCGTGGGGGCCTTGGGCGTGGTGGTGCCCCCCGGCCCCGCCCGACTGGTCGCTCCCGTCCGGGCCTATGTCCGGCTGGTCGATGCCTTGGTGCTGGCTGGCGCTTCCCTGATTGGCTCCCTGTCCGGCCTTGCCGTCCTTGCCCTCGTCGTCCCCGTCCCCGTCTCCGTCACCACCATCGCCACCGGCAGCATCGCCATCCTTGTCGCTGCCGTCCTTGGAACCGTCGCCGTCTTCGTCACCCTCATCGCCGTCTTTCCCAGACCCGGAGCCGTCCCCGTCGTCATCGCCGTCTTCGTCTCCACCGGAGCCGGACGAACCGTCGCCGTCCTCGTCCCCGTCAGACTTGCCACCGGACGAACCGGAGCCACCCTGACCGTCACCGGCCTCACCTTCGCCCCCACCGTCGCCTTCATCGTCGAAGTCGTCCTCGTCGAAGCCTTCGAACTTGGGGCCGGGTGCGGACTTCTTGCCCGCCTGCTTGTCCTTCTTGTCCTTGGCCTTATCGGCGGCAGACTTCTTCTTGACGTCGACCTCTTCCTGATGGCCACAGGCCGTGCAGGTAGCGAGGCCCTTGCCCCGAACCTTGCCTCCCTTGCCGTCTGAGAGGGGCCGTACAACGATCTTGGAGGCGGGTGCGCCACAACCGGGGCACGTTTGCATCCCGTCGCCGTGCTGCCCGTCCTGGGCCTTGTCGTCGGACTCGTCCATACCGCCCAACTCCCCGATCTTGGCAACGACGTCCATCGCCAGTCGGATGCACCCGAGATCGTCCTTGGCGGACAGATCGATGGTGTCCTGAAGCATCGGGGTCAGCGGGCCGGTCATCACAAGGTCGACGGCATCCGGGTTGTCCGTCTTGTACTCGGCGAAGGCTTCACGCTGGCGCTCGGTGTTGTACCCAAGACCCACGTCACGGAACGCCCGGACGATCACAGACAAGGCTCCCGGCTTGCCCCCGTGGGAGCGCACCTGTTCGACGCCTGCGGCCTCCTTGTCGAGGATGAAGTCCTGCAAGTCGGCCAGCTTCGTGTGCGAACCCTCGTAGTCCTCACGGCCCCGGCGCTCGATGCGTATGTCCTCGATGATGTTGTTCCACTCTTGGAGGGCCTTGTGGAGCCCACTCCAGTCCTTCACCAGCGCCCAACGGGGCAGGATGAAGTTCACGCACTCCTTCACCTGTAGTGGTCTGCGGCAGGAGTACTTCGTGTGGAACGCCTCGTGGTACGCCCCGCCGGTCAGGCCAAGGGCTACCTTGAGGGGCAGCTTGTCGGGTGTGTTGGCNATGACGATGCACCGCTCCGGGGCGGTCATGTTGTTGGCCTTGGAGACCCAGTCGGCTACGTCCTTCGCTGTGGGGGTGCAGCCCCTGTTCTTCCCGGCCCACTGGCACATCTCGGACACGAGCGCCCGTGCAGTCCAGCGGTCAAGGTTGTAGAACATGGATCCCCGGCTGAGAACGGGAGGAGCCTGACGGCCCAGGACACCGATCACGGAGGCCCTGTGGGTTCGTCGGTAGCGGTCTCCCCTTACAACGGGGGTGAGTTCCTGTTTCGCTGCTGGCTTGGCCATGTCACCTCACGGGGCGCAAGTTACCACCCGGTGACCATTCTACCCGGAACGAGAAAAGCCTAAGCCCACGCTTCGGGGGGCTTAGCGAAAGGGGGCAACGGGTAGAAGGGGCAGACGGACGAGAAACCCTACTCACCGAGAGGGGCAAGTGACGGATAGCAAGACCAAGCCTGATGGGCTCAAGTGCCGGATCTGCGGTCACGTAGAGCAGGACTTCCTGGGGGACCACCTCTTGGAAGCCCACGGCATGACAGCATCAAAGTACCTCGACACGTACCCGGATGCGGGCACCGTCAGCCAGCGGCTCCATGCCCGCTTCCAGCAGACTGTGAACCCCCGCAAGCGGGCGCACCCGCCCAAGCCCACCTCCCTGAAGGTGAAGTTTGGGCGGATCGAGTTCCCGGTNAACGTGGACGTGCCAGTGGAAAACTGCCTCCCCATGCCGGACCATTACCGGATCCCCCGGTACGGACTGCTCGGGGAGGACGTGGAGCACGCTGTCGTGTCCCTGTTCTTCAAGCGGTCGATCTACGTGTGGGGGCTTCCCGGTAGCGGGAAGGACGCCCTGTTCCACGCTTGGAGCAACCTGACCCGCACCCCGGCGATGATCCGGCAGGTGAAACCGGGCACGGACATCGAGGCGTGGTTCTTCAGCCGTGGGTTCACAGAGGCGGGCACGCATTGGGAAGAGGGCGAGGCCCTCAAGGCCCTGCGTGACGGGTTCGTCACCCCTACCGGACGACGCATCCCTTACATGATGCTGGTCACTGACTTCGACCGGGCCGACCGGGAACAGGCCGAACACCTCCGCCTCATCACGGACTCCATCCAAGGCCGCATCGACGGCCCCGCTGGCAAGGTCTACCCGGTACTCCCCGGCACGCTGGTCGCCGCTACAGGCAACACGGCGGGTTCGGGCGACGAACGTGGGCGTATGATCTCGGCCAACCCCATCGACGCCTCCCTGCTCGACCGCTTTGAGAAGGTCTTCCAGTTCCGCTGGATGGACTGGCGGGACGAGGAGTCCATTGTCCGGGCCAAGTTCCCGGTGCTGGCACAGCGGGTCGGAGACACCCTGTTCGAGAAGATGGGCAAGGTGACGAAGTCGCTCCGTGAGGCCATCCTCGACGGCGAACTGTACGGCGAGTTCTCCCACCGTGGCCTGTGCTCGATCCTGATGCACGCAGAGGACATGCTGGAGTGCAACGGCTCTGCCAAGGTGCCGAAGAACCTGTTGAAGCTGGCCTCCCGTTCGTGGCTCGACCGGCTACCCGACGAGGAGAACCGGGAATCGGCGATCAAGATCATGGATCCCCACATCTCCATGCTGGACGTTGGCAAGGCTCCTCCGGGATCCACTGTCGGCGGGTTCAAGGGGGGCCGATAGGATGAGAGGCACACCCAAGCACACCGTTAGCGCCAAGAGCTTCGTTAGCCCGCTGCTCCTGACTCTGGGGAAGCTCTCCGGGTTCAAGCCGGACGTCCCCGTCCAAAGCGAGGCCACCTACGATCCGACCTGTGTGGACATGGGCATCACCATCGACCAGTTCGGAAAGCCCGCAGGGGTCAACGCTTTCAGCACCGTGCGTTGGATGCAGGCGGCGTTCAAGACCCTCATCGCAGAGGGTTGGGCCGCCCGTGAAGGCCGGGGTACGTGGAAGCTGACCCCGGATGGAGTAATCAAGGCACAGTCCCTACGGGATGCCAAGTCCTCGGAGGACAGCGTGGACGGTGACAAAACTCAGGTAGCCTCGATGCCCTTGCCGGTGTCCCCCGGACACGACGAGGGCAACGATTACCACGACGACGCCTACATTCGGGGGCTGGCCATCGAGCAGACGCCCTGTTACGGGGCGTACTCGGACAAGTCGGACGTATGCACCGACTGTGCGGTGAAGAACCGCTGCCTCAACGCCATGGCGGCTCACCTGTCCCGGCTGTCCACCCTGTTGGCCAAAGAGGACATCGACGCCGCTGCCGCCAAGCAGGTACAGCCCTCGACCGTCGTGGGGCCTGCCGTGAAGCCCTCAAAGCCCGCCGCCCGACCGGCGACGAGTGGTGCCACGAGCATGTCGGGTGAAACGCAACGAATCACCTGTCAGCAGAAGGCCATCTGCAAGAAGTGCGGTAACGTGGTGTCGAAGGGTGAGGATGCTGTCTGGATTCGCTCGGCGAATGCGTCACAAGGCCCACCCGGCATCTACCACGTTCACTGCTACGAGGAAGATTGATGCCCACGCCGAAAACTGCCGACCTGATCACGGTTATCCGTACCATCGAAGACCTCCGCCGTGCCCTGCCCAGCCTCCTCACCGCCATGCCGGACGAGGAGGCTGTGGCCTTGGGGCACAAGCTGGCGGGCATCTCCAAAGAGGCCGGGGAAGCCTTGGAACCCATCAAGGGCAAGCTGCGTGAACTGGCCGTACAGGCCCGTGCGGGAGATCCCGGCGCAGAGCACTTCGATGGGAACGACGGCTCCCGCTGTACGGTCTCGATCCCCAAGCCCAACACGGTCGTTCGCAAGGACGCCGACATGGACGGCTTGAAGGGGATTCTGGGAGATGACTTCGACCGCTTCTTCGACACGGTCGTGACCTACAAGGCCCGTGATACCCTCGCTACCCGTGTCGCCGGGGCTGATCAAGCCAAGCGGGATGCCGTCCTTGAAGCGGTGGACGTGAAAGAGGGCACCCCTCGGGTGTACTTCAAGTAGCGGATCCGGCTTAGCCCCTTCCTGTTCCGTGTGGGATCCCTGAATAGGAGGAGCCCATGACTGAACGAGTACTCCCCAACTGCACCTGTGGCCGCAACGAGTGGCGACAAGGTGGCTGCACGATGGGAGCCGGTTACTCGGCCCATCACTTCTGCCCCTGCGGCCTCCGTGCCTTGGAGATCAGCAACAACGGCTACAGCACGTTCTCCATCTTCCCGGATGGTCCGAAGGGCGTCCCCGACGACTTTACCGAGACGTTCCTCCAGCCGGTGTTCGATTGGTTCAACACCAAGCTGGCCACCGCTTCCCGTGCCTACGAGATGGACGGCTGGATGCCCCTCAAGAAGGCCAAGGAGAACGAAGACGCCGACGCCATCGCTGGGACATTCGGCCTCGACCCGGCCAAGGGCTACCACTACAAGTCCGAGTACAACGACGACCACAAGCTGGTGGGCGAGTGGTACGAGGACGACGAGGGGAACCGCCTCCCCGTGGACGGCAAGGCCCTGATCGAAGCGTTCCGTGCCGGGTACGTCCAG